CTCCGGTGTTGGTTGCCGCTGACCGGATTCCGGTGTTGGTTGCCGCTGACCAGTTTCCGGTGTTGGTTGCCGCTGACCGGATTCCGGTGTTGGTTGCCGCTGACCAGTTTCCGGTGTTGGACTTTTTATCATCGTCCCAGTTAACCTGATCTTTGATGTACTCCAGACCGGCTTTAATAATTCCGGCAATTCCGATTTCTGCTTTAATCGAAATCTTCTTTCCTACTCTCTTGCTGTCGTCAGATTTCTGATCGTTTGCATCCAGATCGACTTCGCAATATCTGGAATCAGCCGGTGCATAATATCCAAATACATCCAACGGATTCTCACAAGCATGAAATCCAGTATCGCAAATTTCGGCTCTTTCTTCTTCATACTCCTTGCCGATTTCATACTGAAAATCACGGCATTTTAAGTCTTTGTCAAATCCCTTATAGCATTTCATTTTTCCTTGTCCTCCAAATTCAGTCCGAGCATAGCTGCACAAACTTCTTTCTTTAAATACGTATCTGTTTCGGTAGTGTTTAGATACGCTTCAAACGCTTTCATCCTACCGACAAGCTCAGCGTATTCCTCGGCTACGGTCTCTGCTCTGAAATCCATCTTATTTTCTTTCTCCATCACAATACGGACATTTGTTATCCATCAAAATTTTGTTTAAATGGTCAGTTACTTTCTTTACATTCTCTTCCTGCTGATAACCGCCCTCTGCAATGCTATACATATCAAACTCTCTTAACGACTCTTTCTTATATATATTGATGTGTAGGCTGCATCCGATCTTGTAGTTTGCGAAATGAAATGCTACCGTTCTGCCGGTTTCTTTCTGAACCCGTCTGCATAACTGGTACAGCTCATCTACGGTCTTATCAAATTCATTCATCTTCATTAAAAATCCCTCCAAGTAATTCATTAATAAACGTTGATACAGCTTTCTTCGTTTTCTTCGCTTCCTTTTCGAACTCGCTGTCATTCATTAAGCCGATTTTTACAGCATAGTCAATCTGTTTTTTTACAAATTCCTCTTTTTCTTTCTCCATAAGGGTTTCTTTCACTGCACGAACAGCAGTTGATAAATCCGCCAGTAATTCAACTGAAGTTCCTTTAACGGAAACTGCTCCTTCTTTTGCCTTAATCATCTTTCTTTTCCTCCGATTCTTTTAATTTCATCCGGGTAGATAACCACGAATGATAATGCGAATATTACGATTGCTACTGCAACCGGCTGTGATGCACTGTCAAATCTCCAGAACGGCAAGTACGGTGACATACCGCCGATCAGAGCTGACAGGATTAATGATTTTGCCATTTTATGTCCCTCCGATATGATATTGAGTTTTATTCTGTATCTCCTTATAATGTTCTTACAGGCACCGACATGCCGAGTAACTTGAAAGGAGATAAGAATTTGATATTGCTTCCTTACATGGATGGTTTTTACCGCTCTGGTGAAAAAGTATCCGAAACTACTGTTGTCGCTTGCTGTAATTGCAATTCCAAAAGAACTGTAAAATCTGGTAAGTCCATCCCTAAGTGTTCAAAATGCAACGATTATACCTACTGGTTTAAAATCGTAACACTTTGATCACTTTCAATATCTGCGAACATCGTTTCTGGGTGATATTCATTCTTTAAATCACTGTTTGCATAATCAATGGATTCCACCTGGAAGCAGATGTTTGCACCGCTTTCGGTATTGAATACTTTCAAATACTTTTCTCCATTTTTTGAAAAACATATTACCCTTGTTTTATCTGGGATTCTCACAATCTGCGGTTTGAATATTCTTTTTAAAATTTCCTTTAATGCTTTCACTTTTCGCCTCCTCATTCACACAAATATTGGCTTCGCAATTGAAAGAATCATGGCAGCAATTCCAAGTATGATTGTGTAAGTCAGCCCTATCTTTCTTCCGCCATATTTGTTGTTCCCGTGCCAGTAAGAAACGCAACTGCAAATGGCTAACATAGCTGACATGGGAATAGCATTTAGGATATTCATCCTGTAACCTCCTGCATTTCTAACTACCTATTTAATTTGTACATCTGGGATTAATCTCTCGGGATAGAAAACTAATTCATAATGGTATTTATCTGCGCTGTTAGGTTCCGTCTGTTCCATTACATAGCAAGTCCAATCGTTCAAGTATATGTAATCCTTGTAGTAACTGTTCTCTCCGGTTTTGATTGTTACCACCAATTCGCTTGAACTGTTGTTGCTAAGTGACATATACCCTTCTGCCCGTAACATAATTGTGTCAGTTCTGGCATTAGTTACAGTAATTTTTCTGTACACATTAAACTCATTGGCTTCTTTTGATAAATTATGATTTACTGTGTCCGCTGTCGTGCAACCAGCTAATCCAAATGCTATAATTCCAGATAACAAAATTGCTGCTATTCTTTTTCTCATGTATTTCCTTTCTTGTGTTATAATCACCTCAAAGGAGGTGATAACGATGGATAAGTTACAAATCGCTCATGATTTGGCTGTTGCTAAGTTATGTGCTGAATTACCGGGAAGCCTGGACAACTCTCATATCTGCCAGAGATACTTCAAATACCGCGCAGAATTTGCCTACCTTCTGGATTCCCACGATGAAGATTACTTTCTCAATGAACTGGATAAAGAGAAAGTAAATAATTGTTCTCCATCTCAGCGCTACTTTTAATCGTTAGACTTTTCCTTGGATGTGCTCTTTGCTGTTCTGCCAATATAGAGCACATCCTTAAGGGAAAACTGAATTTTGCTATTAATTCCGTTTTCATTCCATCCGCATTCAACAATTGACTGTTTGTCGAAATTAATTTTTTCATACACCTCTGCCGGGACACGCAGCGTCTCTCCGTTTTTAAACTTGATAATTGTTTCATCGGCAATCTTCATATTCTCATCTCCTTTCGTATTTATTTCTGTGCACTCTTTTTGCTTTCACCTTTTTCTTCCGCTTCTGCGTTTTGAATGAGGCTTTCTTTCCGGTGAAGTGCTTGAAGTCGTTTGGCTGACTCATGTACGTGTTACCTCTTTTATAAATTCGTACAACGCCTTGTGAATTGGAGATTCGTCTGGAATCTTACGAATTATTTCGATAATCTTATTTTTCTTTTCCTCTAATGTCATATTCTCAAATTCATCAAATTCTTTTTTGTTCATCCTGTAACCTCCTGTTTAATCACTGGAATAACTCTATTCCGTTTCATTCCTTTCTGTGCTATACTCCTTATGAAAGGAGAAAATGCGTGTTAGAAAAAACAGCTCATAAATTATTAAAAAAGCTTTATAAGAAACAGTTTCTAACTTTTGATGAGTGTCATAGAATCTGCCACACATCCGATGAAACGGGAAATCAATACGCTTCTTATTTGCTCGATCATGGATTAATTGAACCCCATAAATGTGGCTGCATCGGGGAACTTAACGAGCCTGTCTATGACGGATATTCAATCACACTTGATGGTGCAGGATTGATATATACAGAAAAGCGCGATTTCTGGATGTTCCTAATACCATACGTGATCACGACACTCATAGCTGTCATTGCCCTTTTGGTAGCAATGAGGAAAAGCGAACCACAAGAAGTTTTTTTCTTTTTCCCACCATTTTTCAAACTGTTCTGATGTCATACGCTTGCTGTGAGTTACATTTATAAAGAAATAAAATTCTTTCATTGTTACCCGCTGTTGTAAATAACCCATAGCAGGCTGTATGTAATCTTGCCTTGTCTTTCTCTTTATCAGCCTGTGCCACCAGTGAACGTTGTACCATGGCATCTGGTCGAATCCATCTGGCTTTTCCCCTAATCGTTCGTCCCAATTCCAATTATTTAAGTTGTCAATCATCTCGCAGATTTCCTCGTTTGAATAATTAGAAACATCTTTAAATGCCATTGCTTCTCCTTTCTCAATCACCATCTGCCTTTTCGACAACAGTTAAATCTTCTTTTACTGCAAATGGTTCGGTGACAAACACTCCAGATTCTTGAATAATGACATCAATCTCAACATGGTGTTCATTCGTAAACTTCAATGAAAGTGTCGGTTCTTCTGGACTTCCACTTGTGCTTGCTGATATATCGACAAGTTTAAAACCGATAATAGAATGAAAGATTTCATCATTGTCACCAGGTATGTGTAATCGGCTATCAATATTTTTCATTTGTTTTCCTCCTACTCAGCTAATCTTTCTTGCGCGTTGCAGTCACGAATTAGCATTTTGGTATTCGTGCAAGGTTCCCATTCCTTGATATATTCAACTGCTTCCTGATACCTCAGTTTTGGAATGTTATTCCGGGCATTTACATCAAAGTAAGTTTTGACATCCCGGTTGCATTCTGCAAATACTTTCTTCCCGATCTCGTCGTAAGCATTGGATTTCTTGCCACCTAGCACTTCGATTACTACTCTGGAAACTAAATCTCCAAGATATTTCTGCTGTCCGTAGTCGATGGTCATTGTATTCTCAAGTTTCTCGATTCGCTCCTCATGGTCTTGATTGCCCTGAGCCAGTAACTTAATCTGTTCTGCTACGGTCATCGGTTTTCTGGAATCTTTCTCGAAATACTCATCCACCAGTCTGTCATACACTTCCCACGCCTTGTCAGTGTTCAGTGACTTTGCGTGGAGGAATGCTCCTTTTTCTGTCCAGAGGTAGAGTTTATTGATTCTTGACGATTCATCAAAATGATGATTCGTTTTAAATTCCTTTAATTCTTCACCATCAAGACATACAAAATGTTTTCCTTCGACATATCTTTCTTTGTTTCTATTGAAATTGTTTGAAATAATTCTTGCATCGGTTTCATATGCTTCTGCGATCTGCTGTGTAGTGAGAACTCGAATGTTCTTGTACTCTGTTACCGTTAAATTGTTCATATTTCTCCTTTCTTAGTCATTTTTAAAGATTTTTCAACTTTCCAGAAAGTATTCAACAGAAACATTGAAGTACTTTGCCAGAAGCATAAGCTTGTCAACTTTAGGTTTGCTTTTTCCAGCTTTCCAATCAGAAAATACAGTTGGTGCAATCCCAGTGTCTTTTGCGACTCTGTAGGTAGTAATTCCCCTTTTTGCAATAAGCTGTTCAAATTTTTCGTACAATGAAAATCCTCCTTTCCTAAACAAGCTAAAATTTCATTTTGAAATTCATAAATATGTTGCTTTTATTAAGGAAATCCGATATAATATCAATAACCACAAAGATATTATGAAAAAGCGATAGGGATTTTTTTTGCCTTTTTTCGGATTTCCTTAATCACAAATACATTATATTTCGGTTATCCTAAATTGTCAATAGGCAAATTTCGGAAATCCTAACTTTTTCGGAAAGGAATATTATGTATGAGATTTTTGCGAATTTATTAGATGAAAATAATAAGAAAGCAATAGATGTATCTAAAGCAACTGGTATACCAGCGTCTACTTTTTCTGATTGGAAAAAAGGAAGGAGCGTGCCAAAACAAGATAAGCTCCAAAAAATCGCAGATTTCTTCCATGTATCTGTAGATTATCTGATGACGGGGAAAGAGCCAGAAGAAGATATTTATACCGATAACAGGCTGAGAAAATTAAATAAAGAATTACGAAATAATACCGAGTTTTATAATATGGTTCTGAAATATCTTGATTTATCTGAAAAGAAAAAGAAACATGTTTCTGAACTTATAGATTTATTAAGTGAATAAAGGAGAACAGTATGTTGACAAAAGAAATTGTATTAGAAGCTATATTGAAGTGCGCTAATTCTGCCTATACAGCAGATTTAACAGAAGTGTCTAAAGAATTGGGTGTGAAAGATAATTCTATGCTCGTTCCTGTTTACAAAGCACTAGAGAATATTGGATATGTCACAATGTTTTTAGGCACTGCCACCATTACCGCAAAGGGATTAAAGGAAATTCGAAAATAAAAAAAGAGGAGTAATCACTCCTCTTTCATTTCTCCGTACATTCTATTGCACCACTCCTGAGGGCCTTCCTCGATATTTTCAATGCCATTATTACATGTCAATTCTTTTGGCAAAATCCCCAAATGTTTAAGAACTAACAGTATTGTGAAAACAGGAATATTTTTATGTTCTGCCATGCTCCCCAAACTAACCATGCATAAATTGTGATACTGCTCATCCGTTAATTTGATTCCTAATTTTTCTAACGCTTCTTTGCTAGTGTCCAGACGTCTGCTCATGATTAAATACCTCCTTATCCTCTTCTGCTATATCTTCAACGAATCCCATAATGCAGTATAAAATCTTTGCATTCTTTATTTCCCTAATCATATCGTATATGTTACTGCGATATTTTTCAATATCCTCTTTCCTGTAGTCCATACAATCATACCTCCGATCAGCAGTCTCCTGATAACAGTATATGCCCGGCTTGTGAGATATAGAACCGAACATCAGTTCGTTTTACCCATTATACCACCGATATTTCCCCTTGGCAACTGCCAAATATACACATGGACTTTTGCTATTTCGTAGGCAAACTTCGCAATCTCGAAGAAAATTGTGTTTTCACGAATATAACATGTAACATTGCAAATTTCCTTGACCTCGCTCGACTCCTGCATCTGGACAGGACAAATTTGTTTCACGGCTTCTTTTGTGATCTGCGCATCTCTGCGGTGGCGTTCTGCCATATCATGTGACGGTATATGCACCGCACAGAATATTTCGTAAAATATCAGGATGAATACGACTATCCTGTATCTGTTCTTCTCCATTACTACCAACTCTTTTCTAAAAATATATCACGCATTATAGCACGAATTTGTGTAGTTTTTCTGGTAAGTGTAAAATCATGGAGTTTTTCTGCAAAAATAATCTCTTTTTTTGATATTTTACTATGCACACTTTGTATGAGGTGGTATAATATTGTAAAATTTTAACAAAGGGAGGGGATTATATGAGCAAAGGTGAAAAGAAGAAAGATTCAACCCTGAGCGTCATTTCCTGTATTCTGGCAGGTGTGGCATTCATTCTTCCGTTGCCAATTATCCTGTCGTTTCCGCTGGCTCTGGCAGGAGCAATTGTAGGATTAGTAGATATTGGCACAAAGAAAGAAGAATACAGGCATATTGGCTCATGGTTCGGCATTATTGTCGGAATTATTGAAGTAGTTTTTATTGCAGCACAGTATATGAGATTTCTTTAGCAGAAAAGAGGGTTTTATGAAAAAGAGAGTTTGCGGAATTATAACGATGTGTGCTTTTTTATGCATTTCGCCTGTCGATGCCAGTGCTACTTCCTTTGACAACATTAATGAAATGCTTAATAAGATCAATGGTGAAGATGGGTTTGTCGAAGCATCTGAATGTGTGATTGACAAAAACACTAAATCCTTGCATCTAAGCATCGTTATAAGTGAGAACGTGCCAGATGATGAAGTTGGCACATTTGCTTCAAAGGTTTCCGGTGTATTGTCGGAAGCATCTCAGCAGGATTGGTATGATTATGATTATGTTACTGATGATTTCTATAAGAGCGGTTATGATGGAGTAGTTCTAACAAACGTTTGGAATTTCAAAAATGATACTCTGGCTTGCTCAATTTGGGATGATTCGCTATCAATCATGCGTCTTTCAGACGGAACTAAATTAAAAGAAGCTGTTTTAAAAGATGTGGAAAGCGAAGGTTCTGATTCTCAGGAAAACGATTCTCTTGATGATGTCGGCAGGCTAAATCCAGGTGTTTATATTATTGGCGAAGATATTCCTGCCGGAAAGTACACCTTTTCAATAACTGACGGAGCAGGAATTATCAGCGTATATGGCAGCTACGATGATTATAAGAATGATGATTACGAACATTCAGAAGAATACCATGTTGCTTCAAAAAAATATAAAGAAAGTCTTGGTTCTGACTTAGAAAGCATTAATTCTTTGTATTCCAGTGAAATTGGAAATCTACCGTTAGAGAATGGAATGTGCGTAAAAATAGATACTGTTTCAGTTTTGTATTTAGCGAAATAAACAAGAGGGGCAACCGCCCCTCTTTCTCTTTGCCTGTCGTTCTTACAGGCAGTCTCTCTATCCACACATCCTTTCGGACACAGAAACCATATTTTGCGAATTTTGTCAAACTTTAATGCTTTACACTAACAATTTTAAGTGCTACACTTTGTTTGTGGGACAATAATACCACGAACAGGAAGAAAAATGTGTGTACTGTCAAAATCATTGCGTATTTTGACAAAATTGAGACCACGAAAGGAGGGCGCGCATATGAGAATAGCCATATGTGACGATAATCAGCTTGAAGTTGACTTGTTTAAAGAGCACATATCGGGATTCTTGCGGCGCAAAGGAGATTACCGGTATGAAATTAGCGAATATTCGGCGGGCTATCCGCTTGTTGAAGATGTGAAAGAGGGTAAATGGTACGATGTAATTGTACTGGATATGATTCTGGAAAAGGAGAATGGTCTGGAAATTGCAAACCAGCTCCGGGATGTTGGATATGATGGAAAGATTATATTCTGGACAGCCGACGATTCTCATCTGCAAGAGGCATTCGATGTCGGCGCTATGCAGTATGTGGTCAAGGGCAAGGAATACGGCAGAATATACCGGGCTATTGACGAGATTCTGTCACAGATGAAAGATGAAACATTGACGTTCAAATTCCGCGGACAGATTAACCGGCTCAAATATGATGAAATCGAGTACATTGAAAGCCAGGCAAGGGTCTGTCATATTTTTGCGACAGATAACCGATGTTTCGTGACCACTTGCAAGCTGAACGATCTGGAAGAAAAGCTGTCTGATAAGCGATTTTTGCGTTGCCATCAGAGCTATCTGGCGAACATGGATCACATTCAGTCGGCAGGTGATAATTTTGTCATGGATTCCGGGGATGTTGTTCAGATAAGAAAAAATGGGGCAAGGGAAATCAAAGAAAAATATGAAAATTACATAATGAGATAAATAAAAACCGCCAGCGTCCGGAGGGAATTAACCGGGCTTACTGGCGGTTTCTGCTCACAAAGGGTGAATGTATGGAACAAAATTATTATATCATTTTGCCTGTTATATTACAAGCGTCATTTGGCCATTTCTGTGATTCTTTTAAATGTTCCTTTCGGAATAAATTCAAACACAAATCCCTCGTCATTCGGATAAGGGATTCTGACAAAGTACCATCTTAACCCTGCACTATCTGTCTCCACATACTTCATAACTTCCACAACTGCACCTTTTTTCAGCTTTGGAAACAGTTTAGATGGGCTTTTTTTATTAGATTTTGTATAACATTTTGTGTCTTTTTTAATCTGCGCAATGTAGGCTCTGGTGTTCATTTTTGAGTTTTGGTTTGGTGTCGCAGTGCCTCCAGATAATGAACCACTGGTAATTGCAATTGCCACATGATGATCGTCATTCAGGAGAACATCTCCTGCCTTAATGTAGTCACCAGATTTCAAATATTTTGGGTCTGTCAAGACTTTTGCACCTGTCTCTTTTAACGCCTGACGCATATCGTAAGTAGTCAAATAAATGCTAACTGCTTTCAACTTTGCATTGTCCAGACGGTATCCTGCACCTTTTATGATAGCTGCTGTACTGGCGCTGCAATCACTCTCACAATCCTTTTTTATTTTAGCAGGGTCATATCCATTGGCTTTAAGCTGTTGCCAAAATGTGTATCTATCATTATTATTTCCCACGGTTCCCATATCGTAACCAATATGGTTGTTTTGAGCTGCTTTTGTTGCCATATCGGCAATCATATCGGCAATTGTTTTATCTTCAAATCTCAGAACGCAGAGCCATGGTCTGCTGTACCAATTCATAATCTGATATTCTGTTCCGGTCTGATCGCCGGCTTTTCCACCTGCATATCTGCCGTTCTCGTCATGCCCGCAATTACTAATTTTTACTGTTGCCATTTGTTGTACCTCGCTTTCTGGAAAATGTGTTTTTAGTGCATTATAAACAAATCTCTGCCGGCTCTTATATGCCCCGACCTGGTTCCCTGTATCGGTCTGGCAGGCTGCATAGAGATTGTCGAGTGTATATGGTTTCTGAGTCTTTGCCAGAATCCTCGTTACTGCCCCTAGTCCACCTTGGTGTCTAAAATTCACACACATAGCTTGCCCTCTAGCGTCCGTAACGCCCCTTTTAAAGGCTTCATCTGCATAGGCGGCTAATTGTTCATCCATAAGGCTATCTTGGCATTTAATACCCGTTTTGGACGATATAAGCCGTACTATAAGCTTGGCAAACTGACTTTTAGAAGAAATGTTGTAGCAACTCCAATCTTCGTTCTGCACCTGTTCCCATAATCCGATATTATCTAACCGGTCCCATGCTTCCGGGTCAGCGTCATGAATCCGTTTCAAAAGCGTTTGTGCTTCGGTTGCGTACCACTGCCCGGCCCCGATTGTAATTGCGTGTTCTTCAGAAGAGTTGGTGTAGGCTTCTGTGAAGTCCGAATAATCCTGCTGTCCATAAACCTGTCCGCCGGTTTCGACTGCATAAATAATCTTTCTGAGAACTGTTTTCTGTTCGTTTGTCATATCACGTTGCTCCTTTCATTGTTTTCGAATCTGTATTTTTGCTGAATGCTCGGATATTTATTGTGATCAACTTCACTCATGAACATATCAAGCGGTCTGGCGTATAATTTCCCACTTCCGTACAACGCCCTGTAAATCATCATGTTTTCTTTACTTTCCGTATGTTCAGCCAATCCAACAATTTCATACAGATAGTCATTTATTCCCGGATTCCTGATTGTTTCCCGTTTGAAATGCCTTACGATTGTTCCTGGTTCTGGGATGTTCCTGCCATATTTATTCATGCACGTTGTTCCTTTCTGTTAAATATGCCTTGTAAGCTCCGTATCTGCCCTTATAATCAATTTTTATATGTTATTCAAGGATTTTATCGAATCGCACGTAAAATCGTTATATGAGCCAAATACGAGGTCGTTAATAAAAATGGTTCGATTCGGGCTGAAATGAATTAAGAATGTCAGGGTCAAATTAGCCTAATTTGACGATTAATATATATCTTGTATATATATTAATTATATTCTTATTCTATTTCTTATTCTTATTCTATTGCGTTACATTGCGTTACTGGTAACGTTATTGTAACGTTACATTGAGATATTATGTAAACGAAAATTGCTTGTTGACAGAAAACTTTCATCTGATTTTCAATAATTTCTAAGATGATTGATTTATTCTGAAAACAAGCAAAATTTACGTTTACAAATTATTCATTTTTTATTTTTAATGTATTCACATTTTAGTACGGTCAGGACTGAGAATTTGAGGTTATTTGGGTGAATAAGGGCTTATTTCGATTTTTATGGAAAATGCGCTCTTATTTGAGATTTTGGGGTTCTTATTTGCGGTTTTGGTGTTCTTATTTGGCAAATTAGTGCTAAAATAAGCAAAAAGCTAGGGAAAACATTTGTATCAAGAAACACCCATATATGCTTTTAACTCATCGAGCGTTTTGAACATTACGCAACCAGTGGCGCTTCCTTCGATTGGATACGCATTAAGGCCGAGAGATACTCCTTCGCCAAACCCAACTTGATATATTCCAGGCTTGTTTTTATCAACCAATGTACTAAAATCCCATTCTTCACGCTGACTCAAAAGGTTTCCCTCCATGTCATATCTTTTTGAGCTATATTTAACATTCATGATGGAACCTCCGTTTGGCATTACAACACCATCATACATAATATATGCTCGACACGAATACGATTGCCCTGTTTTGTGCTTATATTCAAGAAAAATACCAGCTTTTGTATTTTGAGTTAAATATTTTTTTCCGTCTTCTGTTTGATTTCGGACTGAATACTCAACTATATCATACCTAGTGTAAGGCTTGGTTACATCCGGACTCCAATAAGTTTTTCCTGTCGCACAACAAATTTCTTTCATAGGTAATTTTTCTGATTTCTCCCACAGTAAAATATTCCCCCCAAAAATCTTGCTCACATCCTTACCTTTGACAGGAAATCCAGTGATTTCCTGTCTATTCAAAAATGCCTTATATATCATCCAATCAGTCCTCCTCGAATGTGAAATAAAGTGTATCTGCCCGGTCAGTTCCTGCGGCTACCAGAGCGTCATAATCAGCTTTCTTTATTCGTTTCACACATCTTAATCGTGCCTTTTTTAATTGGTCAGAAGTACTTCCAGAACCACCAGAGCCGTCCGTAAAATCATCAATCGTTGCCGGAGAAAATTCGGAACCTGAACCGTCCGTAAATTCCGCATAACTAATGGTCGGCATTTCAGACCTTGTTCTGTTGATCGTAGATGTGATTTCCGGTGTGTTCTTGCCTAACTGCTGATTGTTTCCATTGTACGGGGAATTATTGGCAGTGTATGTGTCAATAAGCCCTGTAATGCCTAATTTCAGCGTCCTGCTCATAATATAACTGTGAATCACCCACTGTATTGCAGAACCGTCCTCAGAAAGCTTGGAATGCGTCATTTCCACGGTTTGGCCAACCATATTGAACGGATTCCCTTGTACTTCCACAGAGTATCCCTGTGCCCGATAATACTGCTTTTTGATAATGTCCTCTGCAACCGTTCCGTAACAGATTGCATACTTCGGTTTTGTCCGGGTGTAATCCCCGTACTCATTCGCATCGTAAGCATAATTCAGCCAGTCTTGGTTGCCTACAAAAAAGCTATTTCGGTTGTAGAAAACATTCCTTTCGTATGCGTCTTGTGCAGTCGGCTCGCCGGATGTAAATACTTCACCGGACGGGTCTGGGTCGGTGTAAACATAGTTAAAATACCACACTCTACCCTCGGTTGCCTTGAAACTTTTGAATCTGTCAAGGTGTACAGCAGATTCGTAAAAATCAAATGTTTCAACACCGGAAACCGTTGTTCCACGGTGCTTGCAGTTCTTTTTAAGCTTTTTATACTCAAATTTTCCATCCCGGTTCATCCACCCAAAAACATTGTTTTGCAGACATAAATCTTCCAGTATATTTGCCACATTCATTTCAGAAGAGTTGGCGGTATTCGGTACATATGCACTGTCATATTTGAGTTTTACATCGACTTGTTCAATGCCAAGATACTTAAACAAAGCATCTCTGAACTGCTTCTGCGTGAACACCATTTGCTTGTCTTTTGTGTTGTTTTTATACCACCATGCAATGTCAGTATTGCGTAATTTGTACAGATAATCATATGCCACAATGGTACGAACAAATGAGTTTGCATCACGCTCTCCTGTCGCAATTTCGCCCGTAAAAATCTTGATTTCTGTGCCTTTGCATTCAAGATAAACCTCGATTTTTCCAGACGGATAAGTGGTTTCGTCTGTCCCGACAAACTGCGGATGATAACATTTAAACGTGATTTGGTTCGAGATGCAGCCACCAAAAATGAAGTATGCTTTATTGCATAATGACTCCTGTAATGACAAGGAATTGGACTGGATATGTTCATTTGTCAAGTCCTCAAATTCACCATTTATCCAATGCACTTTTACGTTGATTGGGTCGGTATTATCTTCGAATGGATTCGTCCCATCCTTGGTTACTTTGATTTCAAATTCATCATATCCAATGAATGTTTCTATTCCATCAATTTCGGTTTGATAAGACACTGTGATGGTTTTTGTTCCGGCTTTAGAACTGTCAAAACCAGAAACAGTGTAATCTGTGATTTCTTTCTCTGTTCCGTCTTGCCTAACCACAACTACAACTAATCCGGTTGAATCAAACGATTCTCCGATTTTATAATAAATTTTGATTGGATAATGAGAAATTCTGATTCCGGAAGCGTCCGCAACCACTTCGACAGTAAACGTTGTTGTAAAATCTTGATATGTAACCGTAATAGTCTTTTCACCTGTTTCAGCGCTATCTAAATCTGATACCGTATATCCGTCTGCCAGCGTTTCTTTCGAACCATCTGTCCAGACCGTTGAAACAGCTAATCCTGTCGTATCTAAAGTCTCATTCTTGCGGTATTCCAATTTATTTGGAAGAGTTGTAATCTCTATCTTTGATATTGCAATAACCTCAATATCAAACGTAGCGGTTTGCTCATCGTAAGTGATTGTTACGGTTTTTGTCCCTGCGCTTGACATGTCTGGATAGGAAATCGTATAGTCTGAAATTTCTGCTGATGTTCCATTATTGTATGCAGCTTTTACAACTAATCCAGAGCCATTAAAGTATTCATCTTTTTTATATTTAAGCTTTGATGGTAACGAAATTATTTCGATTTTCGTTGCCTTAATAAGCCAGTCTACAGTTGCATTTGTAGCTGCCCACGGTGAACCAGAAATAGTGTTTTTTACTTTATTAATTCTGATATTAACACCGCTTGTGCCAGAAAATCCGCCGCCTCCAATTGTTTTAACATTCTTCCCAATATACACAGTTTTTAGTTTTGAACATCCGTTAAATATTACATTTTCAAGTTCTTCTATTAACAAATCGTCTGGAATTGTAAATGTTTCAAATCCGCAACCGGAAAAGCAATTGTTTGGGATTTTCTTTATATTCTTGGATAATGTAATCGAATCCAGAGAAGAACAGCCGGAAAATGCCGATTCTCCTAATGCTTCAATGCTGTCTGGAAGAATTACGTTATTAAGTGATGAGCAGTCAGAAAAGCAATTTCCGGGAATAGATGCAATTCCGTCACCTATAGAAACACTTGCCATTTTCGTACATCTTTGAAACTGACCGCCTCTGTTCCATTTTACGCTTCCGTCTAAAATTACATTTTCGATATTGGTATATCCAGAAAACGCGCCGGCATTTATAGTTCCGCCGCGGATGGTCATATTTTTCGCTGACATTCCGCCTATTCCACTTCCACCTTGCGTGAAACCAACATTTTCACCTCCCATTACAAGACTTTCAAGCACGGAATTATAAAAGCTAAACGTCATGTTTGTAAGTGTTGATGGAAGAACTAAATTTTTGACAAGCGGACAGTCATTAAAAGCTTGTCCTTTTATCGTTTCAAGTCCCTCGCGGAAAGTTATTTCCTGTAAATTCGAGAGTCCAGAAAAAGAAGAGCTTCCAATTGTTTTCAATGATTCCGGGAAATCAAGTGTTGTTATTATGCTATTGCCGGTGAAATTGCCATTCCCAATCTCAGTCAATGTATTTGAAAACGAAATAGACTCAAGATTGTTGCTGCTATAAAAGGCACCATCCGGTATTTTTGTAATTCCATTTCCGATATTTAATATTTTTATTTTTTGGTTTAAGCTGGACGGCACATTTTCAAGCCTATAATATGGCAAAAATTCTCCGGTTCCTGTTATATCCATAATCCCCGTATTGAGATTAAAAGAAATTGTCACATCCTCTAAATTAGGAGTTCCTGCCTGCGCATTATACGAATCCAACACATTGACTAAAATTTCCGTAGTAACTCCAAAATAATCAACGATGGCATTTTTTTGCCCTGTAGTAGATGTGTCCACTTGTGTGACTGTATATCCGCTATTTATGTGAGAATCTGTAATTCCATCACTATATGTCGCATTAATATAAGAAACGCTAACGTTGCTTGCGTCACCAATGAAATATGCAGTTCCGGAGTACCCTTGTGCCTGTATACTTGTAGGAACCATAATCGTTATATCAAAAGAGGAAGTCATTCCGTTATATGATACTGTAATTGTTTTGCTTCCTGGCGAACTACTATCAAAACCAGAGTATATCAATTGATCAGAATTTAATGTAACTGTATTTCCATCACTTGTGCTGGCGGATACTGATATTCCAGATGGATTAAACTCTCCGTTGATGTGGTACTCTGTTTTCGAGGGTAAAGTAGTTATTGAGATTCCCGTCAATGACTCTGTTAAAACCGTAACTTCAAACGTAGCCGAAGCATCCCCAGAAGTTACAGTTATTGTTTTGGTTCCTGGGGAACTACTGTCATATCCAGATAATTCATAATCGGTGACGTTGACTGTTTCTCCTGTAGTTAAGGTTCCTGTTATTTCAAGCCCGGTGCTATCAAATAATTCATTCTGATAATATGTGGTTTTGTTTGGCATTTTCGAAACAATTATGCTAGCGATTGTCAAATCAGAATATTTTTCATAAGAAATCTCCTGAGATACGCCCGCATTCTTTACCAGAATCGAAATCGGAACCGCAGAAGATACAGAAATATTCAGGTTTGCTGTAGTTTTACCGTCAGTGATTGATGATGTACCGGTGTATGAATTGCTTGTAGGTCTCTGAACGACATTGATAAATAATGTCTGTCCCTCTATCAAGAATACTTCGTATTTCAGCGCATATGATGAGGATGTACTTGAATAATATACATATCCTTCAACTCTGATTTTGAGGAATCTTTTTCCTGATGTGAGTGTCCCCTCTTGACGGTAAACATAATAAATCGCACCATCCCTACGCCAGATTTTGAGTTGTTCGGCGTTTTGCCCGAATCCGATGAAATTGTTACCAGAAACATATATGGTACTGGCGGTCTTTCCTGCGTAGGTAAACCAATCAACGCCTGTAACGTTAATTACATCATCATCATGTTTCGTATTGCTAACAATAGCAGTCATCCCGGTCGTTGTATTCAATAAGCTGTCAAAAGATACTGTATCTGCCATAATCATCCTCCCGTTTATCTAAAATAAAAGAGCACATGAGCTGTGACACCCATGCACTCTGGTTTAATACTCGATCAGTGCAATTCTGATTTTGTTATATAAAATGTTATTTCCTACAACTCTGATAGGCTTGTACTCAACATCAGGCATATAAAAAACACCTGTTTTGTAGGTGTTTTCCTCGTCGTCCCAGTATGTGACCTTGTACTTCCGCTGTGTCTTATTGACTAAGCCTGATTTGAAAACAGACTGCATTTCTATTTTGTCCGGCAACCACATCGGTCGCGTGTTGAAGTCTATTTTCGTCTTAAAATTCGGACTTGTGTCCCTGTGCAAGAGATTGTTTAAGTCTCTGTACGCTTCTAGCTCTGTTCGCTGATTCGGAGTTGAGGAGTAATCGTCATAGGCTAAGAATTTGTTCGGGAGAACGCTTCCCCCGAACTTTAAAAGCCAACCTTGGAAACTACTTCCTGAGATAAAGTCGCTCATTCTATCACCTACCCTTCAAATATTCCGTATCCATTACGATTTCTGAACTGCTGATTTTCTTCTTTCAGATATCCGATCAGATGTCCATCCGCATAGATTGCCATACCGTTCAGGGCGTTTTTGACCGCCTGCCCGATCATCTGATTATTGTCAAACGTGTTACTGCTGATTGCCATGATTTCTTTTCGAATATCATCCACAAAATCATCTGTATCGACAGACATTCTGCTTTTTACTTCCTGATATGATGTACTCCTTGTGATAATGTCTGCGGATGGTGTGTTAATCTTTTGCACTTCTGCGCTTATATCATTGATGGTTGATTCGACTTTTGGAAGCATATTCTGCATACCGATTTGGAATCCCTCAACTGTGAATCCACCGAGTTCCATCATTACTCTTGATGGGCTATTGATTTTAAGAACACTTCGGATTCTACTTGTCACGCCAGACGCAATATTGCTAACCGTAGTCCATAAGCTGCTGGCCATGCTGTTTATTCCATTGATTAATCCGGATATTACATTTGAGCCAATGGTGTAAAGGCTTCCGATGCAATTGCTGATTCTATTTTTAAATCCACTAAACCATGTGAACGTTGAAGAGAATCCCGGTTCCAACCCATTGTCAAAGCCTTGACCGCAGTATCCCGCAAGCCGTTCAAACCACTTGGACGGAGAGTGAGACTCTACCGCTTCCTGCGCAGGGGATTTTACACTGTTGTTCATTAAGTCAAGAATCGAGTTCTTTGTGGATTCTTTCTTTCCATCAATTCCAGACTGTAATCCATCTGCAATGTTACTTCCAAGGGTTTTACCGCTTGATTTTGCGGTTTCTTCTGCGCCTTTTGCAGATGATTGAATTGTAGAGTTGAGTTTATCAGTAACTTTACTGCCATTCTGCTCAATCCCGCTACCTACGGCAAGAATCTGATTCTTTCCGAGTTCTGTAACTAATTCAAATCCAGAATTATTATCCAGAACGCCGTTGATTGCCCCCTGCAGAGTTGAATCCATTGTACTTTGCAGAGTGCTTTCATAGTCAGAAATACCTTTTCCAAACTGCACCATCTGTCCGTTTGCTAAAGTATAGTAACCGTTATCGTCCGGTTCTAATCCCTTTGCAATTTCCTGATAAATCTGTAATGCTTTTTCACCAAGAATCTGCTTTCCGTTTTCCCATATGCCGCCCATCTGGTCTATTGCATTTGCTGTATCTGTTACCAGAGTCGCAAAGTCAACAGTTTGAATAAGGTTCTGGAATCCCGTAAGCTGTTCTGAGATATCCTCAAACGAAACATTGTTGATTCGCTCCGCCATTTTTGAAAACTGATTAGAGGATGTTTCTGCTGTGTCTCCAAGGTCTTTGACTGGTTCATTTACTCCTGCTATCGCATTTTCAAAAGTTTCGGATGAAACCCCAAGATTATTGAGTTTAAGTTCAAGTTCAAATAGTGCTTGCTCTGTACTATATCCGTTGTCTTTCAACGTGTCTAAATAATCTAATAGGGAATACGCATCTGTTCCGGAAAGTTGAGTGGCGCGAACCAGACTAAGAATAGCATCTTCATATTCCTGGAACACCTTTAAGTCATCCTCTGTAAGCTTATTTCCGACTCCAAAAATATCCTTTAGCCATTCGTTCATAGCACCGGTGAAATCACCTTTTTGATATCCGAACACATTATCTTCCAAAAATTCCCCAAAGGTTTTATCTTCGCCGCCGAACAGATGGACGCTTATCCATTTGCCAAGGTTGAATCCTGCCATTGCAGCTGCTAAGACTGCCATGGAATCAGCAAAGCCTGCCGCAAGTGTAGAACCGAGTCCAGAACCGAAGAAGGTTTTCAATGCCCCGCCAGCTGTAGAAAGAACTGTGCCCAGTCCGCCAAAGATTATTTTGAGTGACCTGATAGAACTAACTACGCCGATTATTTTTTTAGAAAATTTAATCGCGCCTTTTACCGCAAGAAAAGTTCCAAGTGCATATCCCAACGCTTCTATTTGCTTATCGTCAAGCAGACTCAAAACTTTTGCAAGTGCTTCAAGAGCAACTGCTAAACTGTTAATTAATGGAGCACCAATGACGTTTACCATTACATCAAAAAAATCAACAAAGGCATCTCCGAAGCCCTGCGCAAATGGTTGAAAAACATCCCATACATCACCGATTGTTTTTACCAAAAAGCTCCAATCGACATTATTAATAAAGTTTGAAACTGTATCTTTTAGCTGACTTATTTTGTCCCATAGCCATTCCCAATCAACATCAATCACTCCGAATTTATCAAGTGCGGCAACAGTAAGACCTAGCCCAGTGGCTATCGAAGCATATGGATGCGCTGCTAACATAGCAATGCCTTTACCTATTGCTCCATCTTTTCCGAAAATACCTCCAAACCATGTAAGCCCTTTAAATGCTACGAAAGCAGTCAAGAGCTGTCCGAGAAAATATCCGATAGACTGTGCCTGTTCTGGTGAGAATGACGCGATAAACTCTTTAAACTTGTCAATCAGATCAGGGAGTTTGTTCACTCCGTCTGCCGCCTTGTCAAAGAAATCGTCAAAGAAATCAAGTAATCCTGTTCCGACATTCTCGGCAAACGGCTCTAACACATCCCATAATTGCACAAGGGAAGCATTGATTTTATCCCAGTTAATTTTTACAAGAAAATCGTTAAAAGCATTAATTAATCGTGGTAATCCTTTTTCTCCTAATGTCCATTTCCCAAGTGGTTTTAGAAAATGTTCCCAGAAATCTTTTAATGCTGTCCATGTGAAGTCTCTGAGCTGTTTCAATCCATTATTCCAGAGATTTTTCAAAGCTTTTGTTGTTGGTTCTGCGGCCTTCGCAAGTTTTTTGAATGCATCTGTAACTTTATTTGCGAACGCCATGGCCTTATTTTCCATAGAATTATAGGCGGCGTCCCATTTCTTCTGGTATTCATTCAGAAGCTTATCCAACGCGTCATTGAGGATTCCTGCATCAAGGGCAGATGTGTCGAGAGCAGGCGTTTTGATCTTAGAATTTGCAAGGTCTGACAGAGAACTGTCGTCTTTATTCATAACTTCTAATTCATCATAGGACGCAAGGAACTGTTTGAGCTTCTTTGCGTTCTTGGTCGCATCTTTCAGACTGTTACTGGTATCTTTTGCTGAGCTGTCTACGTCCGAAATTCCAGAATCATCTATGGAATCAAGTGCATTTGAAAGATTTTCGCTTCCGCCACCAATAGAACCGAACATTTTTCCGATTTTGGTATCAACTCCAAGAAGTGAACCGATATATGTTAAAAGTCTCTGGAATGCGATTACAAGGCCATTGATGTACGGTAATACTGCCGCAATGACTGGCATAAAGATGTTTCCTAATGCTCTGGCGCAGGATACCAAGTTTGCGCGAAGTATACGCAACTGGTTGGCTGGCATATTAATTGTATTTGCCATATCCGCCCATGCGTACCGGGTGGAATCCAGTATTACTATTGTTCTTAACATAGCCTTACTTGCCTGGTCCATCTTTGATACAGCTGTTTGCAGTCCAAGGTTCGAAGCATATTGCTGTAAGTTTGCCACACGAATGTTTGCACCATATTTATCTACAGCACGGCTCATACCTACCAATCCAGAGGATAAGTTCTCATAAACTGTGCTAAAATCAAGATTCTTAACAGATGCAAGGTCAGCACCGATCATAGTCAGCGCATTTGACAGCTTTAATGCCTGCTCAGAAGTTGTTCCCATAGAGGACGACAACTGTGCAAACTGGCCTTGATAATTTAAAAGCATGGACGGATTCATGCCAAGTGACTTACCGGTTTTATTTGCGGTCAGAATCGCATTGTCAGAAACATCAAATCCAGACATTTTAGATGTAAGTTCTCTGGCTCTCTGGCTGAACGAATCTGCGTATGCTTCTGCGGAATCATACCCTGCTTCCGACCAAGTTTTTCCTACTTTATCTGCCACCTGGCGGAACGCCGCTTGAAAGTAGTTATAATCTTCAAGAAAATTCATGGAACTTTCAATTGCACCTGTAAATTTTGTAGCTGCTGTTTTCAAAGCCCAAAACTTAGCCACCAAAGACGTAATGCTTGGAGCGCTTCTCTTTGCATTCGTCCCAACATTGCCTATGGCACTTCCAAGACTATTAACCTTTCGTACTGCCCCAGCTGCTCCCTGCCCTAATCGGCTAAACACATTTGATGTAGACCGTGCTGCCCTGCCAGCGTTTCCACCCGCGTTTGATAATTGAGCAATAGCCTGCGTCATCTGTATGGTATTGCGGCTGATTTCTGGGGCGGTACTCATTGTCTGAAAAAATGATTTAAGACTATCTGCTAAATCTTCAAGATGCTCTGCTGTCTTTCCAGTTTTATCCCCTGCGTTCGCCAGTCGAGATATTGACTGAACAAACGTATTAATTGGTTGAGAGACGTTCCCTATTTGGGATGTGATTTTTCTAAGTCCTCTGCCAAGTTTTGGGAGCTTGGATATAACTATATCAATAGAACCACTTGAATTTGCCAATCTTGCCAGCGAAGAAACAAACCGGTTCACATTGTTTGATACGTCTGGAATATTGCTAAGACCAGATAATTCGGAAATCATGTTCTGAATCTTTCCAGATACATTATTTGTGGAGTTTAATGTTTCGTTCAGTCTGCGGGTTGCATTTACGAATGAGTTTAATCCGTTGTTTCTCAGGTTCAGGCTACCGAGCGCACTCATAGACTGAACAAACTGTTGCAATTGACTGTTTATCGTTGATAAATCAAGCCTGTCTAATTTAAGTGCTTGAACAGCAGAATTGACCGTGCCTACGGAAGCTGAAAAGTCTCTAAGATGCTTGATACTCTCAGACATACGACTACTCAGGCGATTCAGTTTATTACATAAATCATCAATGGATTTACTTGCATTTGATACGTTACTGCTGACCTCTATCGCAAGGCTGTCTATTGTGTTGTCAGGCATATAAGCACCTCCTTTATTTCAAAAAAATAAAGGGCAAGCAAGACTACTATTCATCCTGCTTGCCCTTTTCATTACCTATTTCAGATATATTTGCATTTGCCTGCCTAATAAGAAGTTCGTAGTAACGTTCTTCTTGTCTTAGTTCTGCTTCTGATTTCTTTGGCATATCTGGATTGTGTTCAACCCAATTATTTTGTTTTTCCTGCGTAATTGGTTTACTTGGATAACTAGCCTTTCTCGGAAATAGCACACACGAAATACTTGCTTTCATATACAGTCCGGTCAGCCATGACTGATAGTCCATGTTTATTAATTGCGACTGAATTTCTTCATTTTTTGAGATTCCATATTGTTCTATACGGATTCTCAGGTCTTTCAGGGTACTTCTGAGAAATTCTTTTCTTGACATCCCAATACGCACAGCCATTGGATATAATTCATCCCAGATTATTTCGCTGTAGCTTTTTTTAGATGATCTGTCGGCTTCTTCGGTGTTTTCTTCGCTTTCACAGAGTCCATCGCCGCATTCAAGTTGTCCATGAACGTTTCCAGACCTGTTAACTTGAAAAAACCGTCTTCCTCCATTTGTTCGATACACATAGAGAAGAGACCGTAGAAATTGCCCTGCTCATCATCTTTATGCTCAGACATATACTGCGCTGCAAGTTTTTTGGCAGTATCTAAATCCGGGACAGTACCATCACCATCAGAATGATTGCCATGGTATTGAAGTAATCCGGCATAAAACGCATTGAGTGCAGTATTCGGGATGCTACTCATTCCAGAAACCATCTCCCTGAGACTCTTGTCCGTTCCGCCACTTGTGGAAACCAGCATATTCATTACGGATTTCACACAATCATCAAACAGTGATGCTTCAATTCCATATTCAAGTTTGTAGTCTTTGCCGCCGATTTTTAAAACTTTATACATATTATTTGTCCTCCCAAATGTGTTTAAAGGCCGCTGTCAGTTGGAGCTATTGCGTCGCCCGGTCCGACGTACTCATTGATAGTAAGAGACATTTCGACGGTTAACAGTCCGTTCTGATCTCTTGCTGGTTTAGGAATGATTGTCGGCGGCTCGATTTTGGTGAAGAACGCTTTCTTAAGAGACGGGAAGTATTCTTCATACCACATAGATTTCCCCTCTGTTTTTCCTGCTTTGTATTCGCTAATTAAGGTTTCCCATTCAGTGATAGTTTCATCAGTTACGTTCACAGTTACGTTGAATGTACCACCTGTAGAACCACGTCCTGCAATAGTTCTTTCAACTTCATCTTCAAGCGCGGAAGCGTCGATTGTTTCTACGTCAATTTTAATTTCATCAGAAGCATTGATTCTGTGAAGAAGTTTAAAAGCTGTCGGTTTAGTACCTGCTGTTGTTTCAACTGCATATCCGGTAAGCGAACCAACGGTACTTACGCCTGCTATATTTCCTTTATCTGCCATATTCGGCTCCTTTCTGCTTTTCAGCTATAAAATCACAATAAAAAAGAGCCACACGGCTCTGATGCGTAACCCTGCATCCGGGAGATAAAAGGATCACCGTCCTTTCTATTCATCTGTGCCTGTTTTCAGTTCTGGAAGCCCTGCTACAGATGTAAGCAAGGATAAAACGCCGGAAAGAACGGACGCGGATACGACCATCTTCCAGTCAACGCTTCCAAGGACTGTCGCGGTTCCGATTGTTGCAACTGCTGTCTGAGCAATTGTCTTAACAGCTCTGATTCCCGCAGCTTTCAGCCATTGTAATTTATCTTTACTCATATAGGACACACCCCTTTCTTTTTGGTATAAAAAATAGAAGCTGTTACGCTTCCAATAATTGCCCGGTGTAAATTCTGCTGTACCGGCTTATAATTCGTTTAAAACTCTTTTCAGAGTTTGCAACCTCTTCTGGCCCGTATGTCCGGCGAAATCCCATTGAAACCATAGCCTGATGACTCTTGCTGTCGATTTCATATGCAGTCGATAAAGCCTTTGTCCCAGATGCGTAACTTTCCACTTGAAACGAAAGAATTGTTGCGCATTCGTGACCTTCAAGACTTGTTGACTGCGTGGGATTCCCCATCATGAACAATCTGGCGTATTTCGTTTTTCCAGATGCTATTGTCTGGCTTTTTTCCATGGAAAAATTGCCTTTGCCGACTGTTGGTTGAATTGAGTTGCCCCATCGTGAAAATACTTCTGATACCGGGTTGTTAATCGCGTCTGGCATAGAATCCTCCTGCCTGTTCTAACATATTTTGAAACTGATCTTTAAGGAAATCTCTTATTTGAGAATATCCCCATCCACAATCAACCAATCCGCTAACAAGCATTTCTTTTGATTGAACTGATTTCAATTCTTCTTCGGTGAGGAAATCTCTTAGATTGTCTTTAGTAGAAATTCCTTTTTCTTCTCTAAGCTGTTTTGCAGTTTTACCAAACAATGTGCGATATACCATATCTGTATATGTCGAATATGCATGACCATGCATTCTCTCATTTTCTTGTGATTCTTTAAGCGCATTGGTCAATGCCTGTCTTACTGCAATGCCTTTGTCTCGTTCTCTGATTTTACCAATAAGAAGTTTTTCCATTTCATTGAACTGGCGAATATATCCCTCTTTAAACTTCATTGCTTTTTCACCGGTATATCCCATAGCAACAAGCGTAAATCCGTCTCTTGTCATGTAATACATCGGCATTTTTTTACCTTGCAAATTGATATAAGAGGACTGTCCAAAATTGGATAGTCGAAAATCTTCGGAACATTCAAGCTCTCGTATATCTCTTAAAACCTTGCTATGCTCTTTTTCAAAAGTTTCTGCAACATCAAGGCTAGTAACAACACTTCTTTCTACTTTTTGGATGACAATTGTTCCTACAAACATGCTTACATTCTCCTTTTCTATGTTTTTTGCATGAAAAAAGCACCTGTCGTTTTGACAGATGCTTTTATATGTTACAGTATATCATCTTTAATGAATATGATTCCATATGATTGCATAGCATATTCATATTTCTTCATGAACCGAAAACTTCTTTTGCAATTTTTCTGATGTTTTGCATGATTTTCACGCTTGCCTTATATACCGGCATAGTGGCTTCGGTACCATAAGAGCGTACCCATTCGCCAGAATCGGAATAATAAACCCACGATTCATTCTTTCCGTTCCCTTGCCCGTACGAACCGATTGTATAACCAAAATCTTGTCCCTTAGGATGTGGGCTGGTTCCTGCCGGAGTGTTGTACGAAATACCCGACCCGAACTCAATGAACAAGAGGTCAGAGCCTTCGCACACAAGCGTTGCCTGAGAATAGCCGCCAAAGTTATTGATTCTGATATAGGTGTTATGACTTTTGTCAGAATCGCCTTGCGCCAATGCTATATTTTCATCTATGACCGGGATTCCAAGTTCTGCCAGCCTGCGGACAAACTCTTCATTCTTGCTTGCAAGCGACTTCTGATACGCTCTGAGCTGTTTTATTGTATCCTGTATAGATTTATGTGACAGTTCCATTTTAATGCTCTTATTCGCCATCTGAGCCATCTCCTATATATTTGATACCATACCGTGCCACATTCCCTCTTTGGGTATCAAGAATCTTTTTTAGACGGTAATCTGGTGGGACTGTAGGCGCTCCAGATTCATTCAAAATAAGTTCTCCAGATTCGTTCAATTCCGGTTTGCAGTCTATCCAGAACACATCTGCAATCTGCGGTTTAAAGCTACGGTCAAAATTTGTGATGTATCTGTCATAGTCCGGGACGTACCCGGCAGATAATTCTTCCGGCGTTCCGGCTGTTGCTGACACGGATAGACAATGCAGTTCTGGATTCTGATATTTCTTGATTGTGTCTATTCCGTCAAGTTCTTCTGTCACCCTAGACCAGTATATTGTTTGCTTTTGACGTTTTAATCCTCTCATATAGTTCTCCTTAAATGACGTATTTATGATGATTGTATCTGACCGACTCTTGATTAACCTTTGCATAAATCATAGTTGTATCAAGTTTCTCGTGTCCCAGCATCTTTTGCAGGTCCGTAACATTCATACCTCTTTCAAGAGCTGAGCTGGCAGTTGTATGGCGGATAAGGTGTGGGTATAAGTTTCTTCCGATTTCCGACCTTTCCCCAATTTTTCTTACAATCTGTTCCAGTTGTGTCTTTGTGACTCCTCTGTACGGTTTGTGAATAGTTGCTATTGCACTGTCGCAACAGTCATCTCTAGTAAACCAGTACTTTTTCAATGCCACTTCTGCCCTAGCGTTGATATAAGATATGCGATGCTTACTTCCCTTTCCAAATAGATGCACTTCTTTAGTCTGAAAGTCAATATCTGACTTCTTCAGGACCACCATCTCTGATACACGGCAACCGGTGCTATAAAAAAGTTCGATAATCGCACGTTCACGGTAATCTTTGCAAGCATCTCTGACCAATTCTAACTCAATATCGTCAAGCGGCTCCCTCGGCTTTACCTCGAATTTAATCGGATTAATTCGACTGCACGGATTCTTTGCAAGATACTCCTCTTTTACGCACCAGTCGAAGAAAGTATGAATGATAAGCCTCTTCCCGTCAATCGTTCGATTCGTATTTCTTTCTGACAAGCTATACAAGTACAGCCTTATATCGTTTGTAGTGATCTGGGCCAGTGGCTTATTGACTGAACGAAAGAAATCATCAAGATTACATTTATAAGTCACTAGAGACTGCGGCGACATTCCCTCTATCTTTTTAGAGACAAGGTAAACCTTATAGCACTCTGGTACACAGCCCTGATACGGGACAATGTTTGTCTGCTTTTTCTCAATATCAAAATTTGCAGAAAACATTTCCAATTCTGCCAGAACTGTCTTCATCTGTTCTGGGGATAACTTTCCGTCTAACTTGGTCATAAACTCTGTTGCGAAATTTTCCATAAAAAACCCTCCTTTTGGGTTCACAAAGGGAGGGTACCGTGTTATAATATACCTGTACCCTTTGTGGTGCTTGGAGTTGGACTTTTTGTTTGGTAGACGGGAGTCCAGCTCCTCTTTTTTTGTATTCTGTTATAGAAATTATAGCACGGTTTCATTATAACAGGTAGAACTTTTTACAAAAGTTTTAAGAATTTTAATGAATTAAATGGCAATAGTAAATTTTTTTGATCCTCAAATTTATATTCTCTGAATCAGCATCGACGGATACCAGGCAGTTACTATTTTGTATAAAGCACTACAACATTTAATTCTGTGTTTTTAAATCGATTGCCTTCGTAGTCAGTGACCAATATATAAGCATAAGAGTTGTACGAGTATAGCCTTGAGTAAATATTTTTATTTCCATCGGAAATATATGCTTTTGCATTAATAACGTTTTTTATTGACACTCCAGAAATTATATTATTTATGGGAATTACACCATCTTCATTTGTTGCTTTTTTGCCAACATAAGTCATCAGAGCCTTACTATTTAATTCATTAATCGCTCCCAGAATTGTTTTGTCGTTCGTTTGAAGCTTTGCAAACACTTTATCGGCGATTTTATTAAGGACAAAGTCTGACAGCTTGCTCAGCACACTCTTTTTCATTCCTGTACCGTCATTGATCAGAAATGCGTCAGTATCAGCTAATGTACCTCTGTCGGTGTAATTCGCAGATTCCAGATTTTCCGTTTTGGTTTTCAAGGATGTTATGATCTCGGAATCCTCTCTCAAGTATGGTGCCATATCAATAGCCGGTCCAAGAGCGTCCCATATTTCTCCTGTCCATGCGACATTCATACCTGCCTCTCCATAAATAGATTTTTCAGATATGTTATACATCCATCCAATCTTAGGAGATAACGGAAGTTGTGAAATGTCTGATACTGAACCTTTGTATAAAAGTGGTGTTGCAATTCCCTCTACGTCCTCTGAGACCTGTTTGATTTTTCCATTAAGAACGCCATATACTTCAATCGGTGTTACTTTGCTTTGTTCGATCTTATCAGGTTTATACCACAATTTCTTACTCTCATCAAATTTGTAATACTCTCCTGTATCGGTCATAAAACATGATGAATTGTTAGCAACGTACAGAGGAAGCTTGTCTGAATCTTTCGCAAGTCCTTCATAATGACGTTTACCACCATCTTTGAAAACTCGGTGAATGCTGCCAAGTTCCGGAAGTTGTTCGCCTGGCTTGTATTCTACATCATCAATGATTACTGTATTTTGTGCAACTGCCATAATAGTTCTCCTTTCACTTATCAATTCAAAATATAATCTTTTTCTTCCTTTGTAAGAATTGAGAGATTTTCTATCTTTTCTTTTGTAATTTTGCGAATTGCTTAACTAAAACCCTCTTATGATCTGAAGTTTCGTCATTTATTCAGTAATTTCCTCCATACCTGCGTCAATGAGAAGCTTCTTTACCTTTTCTTTTAACAGGCGTGGAACTCTGTTGTATTCCTTTTTTGCTTCCTCAATAGTTTCTTTGCTTAAAATTTCACTCGCCCATAATTTCGCCATCATTTCTTTGTCTCCTTTGCTTAACAATAAAATAATTAAATTTCTACGCATAAACCTGTTCACTCATTTCCAGCAGGCAGTCTTTCAACATTTCGATCTGTTCTGCCTGCTCTGCAAATTTCTGTTCAGTGCTTTTTTCTTTCTCCGGAATATATTTCAGATATTTTTCCGGTGATGCTCTTACAGTTTCCTCTGAGATCTTCTCCTGTCTTTCCCGGAACTGGTTAAAATCATATTCGAATACTGTCTGTTCTGTCTCCGGATCTGTATCCGGATAAGTTTCTGTAACAGTCTTTTCATTCAGACATATCATTACATCCACGTTTCCATCAGGCAGCACATTCCAGGTTACAGAATCCTGCTTTTCTGTAAATCTTGCTTTCACGACTTACCCTCCTTTTCGCTTTCTCAAAGATCTTATCTACGTTATACTTTTCTCTGAAATATTCAGAATCGAAATGTTTGAACCATCCGTAATATGCTATGCACCGGTACGCAAGATCTAATGGTATCGCTTTTCCTTTCTCCGCATATTTCCCGGCTTTTACAAACGTCCTGCGTCCTCTCAGGAAAATGCTCCGCCTTACCTCTGTGTGGTCCCGATATATTTTGAATCCCATCATATCAATAGGTTCTCCATGATGTTTTCCCTCTTTGTCTATCCAGTCGATCTGGAACAGCTTCCAGTCTGATTTTACCGTCAGATCTAAATACTCATTCATGTATTTAATCAGGAGTTTCATTGCTTTTCTCACATCTGCCTTTCTGCTTCCGATCAGTAGGAAGTCGTCCATGTAGAACAATACATGATTAATCAGCCTGATTTCTTCTGTTGTTCCGTCTCGGTGTTTCTTCCTCTTGAACAGCTTTTCAGCAGTATAATGATAAGCTGCACTCAGATAATAATTACAGAGCCATTGGCTCAAGTATGATCCGATTGACAGCCCCTGATCGAATGAGTCAATTAAAACGAAAGTCAAATAAAGCAGGTCCTCATTTCTGACCTGCTTCTCTAACATTCTTTTCAATTTTCTCCTGTTGATGGATGGATAGCATTTCCGGACATCTCCCTTTGCTGCTACTCTGGTCTTGCCCGGATTCTTGCGGATCCAATTTTCAATTGCTTCTTTTCCATAGATCTGTCCTCTCCCTGGAATGCTCGCACATTGATAAGTTCCTACTTTTCTTACAATTAATTCTTTTAAGCCGTTTGTGACTACATAATCGTATATCTGCTGTTTTATGCACTCAACGCCTATATCTCTTACTTTTCCTGAATTTCCATCCAGTCTTGCGCTTGTCTCTATAGGATCAAAAGATACTTTTCTAAGTTTTATTTCTTCTTCCAGTCCTGCCGCTGCTGTGCAGACTAAATTATGCAACCAGTCTTTAAGGTTTTCTTTTATAATCCTGTGTATCTGCCTGGCTGTAATGATATTCGTATAGTTTGCCAGAAATCTGGCTGTATCCATACGGTTCCATTTATCGCTTAGACATTCGTAGATACATGCGGTTATAAAATTCTGATCTAATGTTATGTTTTTACAATACCGTTTCATTCGTTTCTTGATATAAGGGGTTTTCGGTTTTTCTACTCACCCCACACATGAATCAACTGCATTCATGGTCCTTGTCTCAGGCCCCTATGCTCCCGATCACAAGGTTCGGCTTCAATCAAATTTCGGTGATGCCCCACGCTGCTGTTGCAGGCTCCGTCCTGCGGAGCGAAATGTAACACAAATATCAAATCATTTTCAAGAAAATCCGGAGACGATATTCCAGTTCGCATTGCCAACGCCATTGTTCGCATTCAGAATCCAGAGGCCGTAAATCGTGCCATTGTCCAGATTGCCCAGGGACAGCCAGGGAACAGGAACCGCTACCTCGTGTTACAAGTCCGTAATTTATTGCTATTCTGCTTTTTCGAAGTTGATTAGTTATCAGTTACATAGAGGGGACAGCCCCTCTGTCAGGCTGCCGCCTGCCATTCACCCCGTGTGCCGTTCGGCGAAACGCCGGAGACGATAGCCCAGTACGCATCGCCAACGCCATAGTGCGCATGCAGAAGCCAGAGGCCGCAAAACGTGCCATCGTCCAGACCGCCCAGGGACAGCCATTCTCTTTGGCCGCTCGTGCCTGAATCTGTATACAGTCCATTGCAGAATCCTGTTGTACTTCCAGCTTTTGCTTCCGTCGGTACCATAATTCCCAGTGCTGGATCAACAAAGCATTTTGAGATGTATTTCCATGATGCTGCTGTGTATGTTACCTGAGCCGCTACTTTCTTGTATCGTGTCTTTGCTGCATTCATATCCGTTGTAAGCAGTGACGCATCCATACAGATGTATACGTCTCTCTTTGGTGTTCCGTCTTCATCTGTAACAATATCCATGAATACATTACTGAGGACTTCATAAGCACCGTATCCGGTTTCGATTCCCTGGATCTTGAATGGATTCTTGTTATCTGTATTTGAGAACGGTGATCCATCTGATCCAAGCACGCTGTCGGTTGAGCCGGTCCGCCATGGCATTGTTGAGATGCAGGTCGTTAATGTCGTGTTGAATGGTTCTGTGTCCAAATATATTGCAGAATTTGTATCGTCTACCGGTTCAATCTTCAAGATCTTCACGTCATATGCGAGGTTGTGCATGTATGCGTAATATCTACCTTTATTTGTATTTGAACCAATATCCCCGACAGATACATAAGACCCAACAATATAATTGTTTGCTTTTGCTTTTGGTAGAATTACTCTTGTTACTCCGGTTTCTGCAACTGTTGCCATTTCCTGTGATGTATAAGAATTACATCCGGTCATAACGCTCCGGCTGTTCGTAGTTGCGTACAAAATAATCATCATAAGCTGTTTGTAAAAGAGATCCCAGTTTGTTGTCCCCACGTACATTGAGCCTTTCTTTCTCATGTATGCGATCAGTCCTGTATGTGATACTGGTTTTCCTCCTTTCTGGCTTCCGTTTGCCAGAATCAGCCCTGCGGAGCTGTACGGCACTCCATCAATGTCTCCTGCCCCGTATTTTCCATGAATCATAAAAGGTGATATTGTTCCGTCCGGATTAATTGACTCTCCCATTGGTCTAAGGCCAAGGGCTTCGTTCGGACTGTCTGAGTAATGATAATCTACATACTCAGGATTGTCTGTGATGCCAACCCACGCGGACATTGTAACCTCTCCCACATCTACTTTTCCGGTCTTTTTAAAATCCGGCTGTCCCTGCAGTGCAGTCACATGGTTAAAACCTTTATCATCTACGGTAAAATTACATGGAAAGTGCATGAATACGCCAATTTCCCTGTAATCATCCTGTCCAATCACTGTATTTGTAGACGGTTTTCTCACCAGTCCTTCATTGTCATTCATTTTCACTCCTGTCGGGCTGGTGGATGTGTCATACTTGTAGATTCTGGTTGTGTAGACTTTTCCTGTTCTGCGGAGGGCGAAGAAATTTGAAAGTGCGTTTTCAATGCTTGAAGCACTATTTAATATTTCTGTTATCTTTTCTAACTGTTCGCCTACAGTTGCTGCATCCGCAGCCTTTCCAGATACGCTCAGGGTCTTATCTGTTCCGGAAAGAAATTCTGAATCATTTTCTAGTTCACTGACTTTTGTTGGTATCTTTGTATCTGCGGGCAATGCCCCCACTTCTTCAGCCGTATATGTTGGCTTGTTCTGCTGTTTTACCCAATCTGCCAATTCATCAGATTTAATATAAAGTGACATATCAATCGGTGCTCCCATGGTGTCCCAAACTACGCCGTTCCATGCCACATTCATTCCTGCTTCGCCATATATTGATTTCTGTTCAATATTGTACATATCACCGATACTTGGATTTAGTGGAAGCAAATCAGCTGTCGTAACGGTTCCTTTATATATGACAGGTGTTTTTATTTTTGACTCCATATCGGAAATCTGGCGTTTTAAAATTGCGTATACTTTTTTTGCCGTTAATGCCATGCGTTTTTTCTCCTTATAGTTTGTACCATGTGTCAGTAGGTTTGTGATATTCGTATAATTCAGAGGTATCAAGGCATAACGCCGAAGAACCGCTCTGTACATAATGCGGGAGCTTTGACACGTCTTTTGAAAGTCCCTCATAATCGCGAACCATACCTTTTGCATCTGTACATACCCAACTACCTAAATCCGGCAATTCATCACCGGGTTTGTACTGAATGCCATCAAAAATAATTGTGTTTTCTGCTTTTGCCATCTATGCACTCATCCTTTCTGCCCCAATGGGAGCTACATATGTGAACTGGTTTCCTAAGATATCTCTGGCCGTGCCAATAACAAACTGTCCATAATCTGCCAGAATATTGCATACAAATTCCTCCGCGTCCACCCAATACCGTTTCTTGACCATGCGATGAAGTTCTGGTAATAGACCATAGCTGAACATCACACAATGCCCTAACTCATGAATAAATACACGGTTCAGAAGTTCTCCATACAGGTTATTTGCGATTGAAATAACGTGGGTGGAATAATCCGATACTCCAAGCGTCCTATTGCCTGTACGGTCAATTAACACGCTGTCATGCGGAGATACAAACTGCACTCTCCATAGGTCACCGTTCATGTAAAATTGTCTTAGCATAGTTTATCACCATCCTTTTTTGGCTTATGCTGTATAATCTTCGATAACGGTCTCAATGCCATATTCAATAGCGCAAGTATTCTCAATCTTGCATCCTCTGGCTTCGTCCCATCCTTTAGCAAAGAACGCCACATCAGCTTCTGCCAGTAGTTTAAGGGATTCGCCCAGATACCAAAGTGGTTTTGCGTCAACTGGTGCTGACTGGAAGAAAGAATCAATTACTTCTACAGGTTCACCAATCTGCTTCTCTGCGCTCTTAATCGCTTTTTCTCTAGTTGCAAGGATTTCCTCATCTGTTTTTCCTCTCATCGGCTGACTAATAAATAATTTCTTCATAATAATTCTCCTTTCAATCAAAAAGCCCCTGCTACATTCCTGTAACAAGGGCAAAGCTCATTTCATATTCAATTCATCTGCTGTATGAAACGTGTTAAGTCAGTTTTCATCTGCTGTCTGATTGATGCGTCTGCATCATCCCACATTTCTTTCATGTTGCGGATGATATCTTCTGTATACTCTTTCATGGAATCATCCATTTTTCTCTTAGACTCAGCGTCTTTGGAATCATGGTAATGTCTGCGATTCTCGCTGTATCTGTCGTAGGTTTCACCATATCTGGACTGCTTATGGTTCATTCCATCCATTCTCATATCACTACGGTCTGGATGATATCCCATGCGGTACAGGTTCTGGTCAAACTCTGGATTATTCGGATATTCGCTTATCCAGTCATCATCCTGCATATGAAGATATGGCATATATCCCATGCGGCTTCCTCTGCCTTTTGGTGCAAATCTGCCGTTTACATAACGATATCTGTCATATCCCATGCGTCCAAGATACTTTTCTTCCTGTTCGCATTCGTCCATAGCTTCTACGATTCGATAATCTTTGTCTGCACAGATTGCGCATTTTACTGCTTCTAAGCAATCTTTCAGATCATCCCAGTCCTGAGAACTAAGATTGTCAAATCCATGCGCTTTGGCTTTCTCCATAGCCCATTTTCCCATTTCCATTGCAACTTTATGCATTACAATTCCCCCTTTCTAACAGCCTGTGTAACAGGTGCTTCTGTCGTTGGGGCTGTACCATTAATTGCTGTTAAATTGTTAGTTGGACTACAAGCCGGATTTCCTAACATCTTGAATACTCCGCCGGTTGCACTTGTAGCTACTCTGGTTGCATACTTCGTTCTGGTTCTTATTCCGCAAGCCGTAACTTGTGCACAGCAACGATTCTGCAACGGATACAAGGTTGTTCCCGTTCCTACCTGAATTACTACCGGAGCAGAAATTGTGGTTGTTTCCGGTATACTTTGTGCAACAACAATACAATATTTCTCTCCATTGTTGTAACTGCCTGCCGGAAGTGTGATTACAAGATTGCCTCCTGTAAACGATATAGACTGGCTTATCACAAGATGGTTGCAGAGCTTACAAACATTTTTACAACTCATATTTTATACCTCTCAATCAAATAAGAGGTGAGCCGCAACCCACCTCTTAGAATTAGTCAACCTCTAAGGGTGAGTTACTTAGCAGCAACCACTGTTGCATCCGCATCCACCGTAATAGGTATTCGGATTAGGAACAACGTATGCCGGGATGGCTGCCGGATTAATTGCATTGATCAACTGCTGAGTCTGTGAAGCCATAGCAGTTGTAAGCAGCGCAGACTGGCGATCCTGAGATGCAGCACGTTTCAGATCAGTATTTTCTGCCTGTAATGTTGCAATCTTATCCTGAGTCAGGAAATCAAGGATTGCTCTTGTATTACTGTTCTGGTTTTCCAGAAGGTCTCTTGTATTGTTATTCATTGTGTTCTGGAGAGCACAAGTGTTGGTAGCCATGTTGTAGTTGATACCCTGGATAGCTTCCCTTGTTTCACAGCAACAATTTGCTAACTGAGACTGTAATGCATTGGTGTTCTGCATATTAGCCACTGTATCAGCGTTAATTGCCTGCTGAACGCCATTGAAGCCCTGAAGCATTCCAACGTTCACGCCGTTGAAGCCACTCTGCATGGTATTGTTGAGTGCATATGTACTGTCGCAAATGCCCTGCTGAATACCTCTGATACCGTTCTGAATATCGTTAAGAGCAAAGCCCTCATTAATATCCGCACGTGTGGCCCATCCTTGGAATCCAGCACCATTTGCACCGTTTCCACCATTGCCGCCGAAGCCGCCGCCCCAGCCGCCAAAGCCTCCCCATCCAAAGATGGCAAAGATCAGGACGAGCCAGATAAGTGAAAAGCCATCACCGCCCCACATATCATTGGCGCGATTATTAGAGCCTGTAGCGGCAGCAATGTCACTAAGACTATAATTTGAACCATTCATCATGTTTTTAGTCTCCTTAAAATTTTATTTACAATAGGAGACATCCGCGGCTGTCGTCCCGAATTGTAGCGATTTTTAATCACCCAATTGTGGGGAAGTGTTATAATCCAAGGAATTTTTGTATAATTCCATCTGGAGATAAATGTTTTTCGTTGAATACATTTTGCTGTATTTGATGTAACTGGTCTGTATCACCTTTTTTGTATAAATCCAACGCATTCTTCAATGTTGGATTATTTCCTGCAAATTTACTCATATCGTTCATCATGTTGTCAACACTTCCGAACCTCTGAGAAATCATTTTCTCAAATTGCTTTTTCATCATGGCGTTTGGATTGAATGTCATCTCTGCCTACCTCCGTTCTGCTTAGGTTCCGATGTCCCCGACATCTGTGTCGGAAACATATTCTTTATTTCAGAAATCTCCGAACAAACATCATTCCGAAGCTGATTAAACATTGCTTCAATATCAACCTGCTTTTCATCTTGCTTAGATTGCTGTTCGTCTGGATTTACGAGTCGGTAAACAAAAATCCTGCTTCTTCCATCGGATTGAAGCTGTTTTCTGTAAATTTCAGTTCCGTCTGTCTTTGGATAGTAAACAGGATTTCCAGACATATCCACATCTTTAGCTTTTACAGTATCAATTCCATCCACCATCTGACCTTGTAACATAGGGGACTGTGGGACGGACTGTAACTGTTGCATTTGCATCTGACCATACGGCATTGCTTGCTGGTAATTATTTTGCAGTTGTGCAAGCCTGTCCTGATACGGTTGGATTTGTCCGTACGGGCTGTTTATCATTGGCTGTTGTGGATAATACGGGTATCCTGCCATAATCTGTTCCTCCTATCCGGGATTCAAGAATCATGTCCATATCATCTATGGAGCGATACTTTTCCCACACGCCCTCATAAGGGTTATTTAACGTAATCATAGTGTTTTCTCCTATAATTATATTATATAGGAAGGAACTCTGTTTTTGAACGTCACTATTTCGCCACGTTTTCGCCACAATACAAAGAAAAGCCCCGACAGTACATCGGGGCAACTTTAGAAATTTTCTTCTTTATTCTTTTATTAATTCGGTCTATGGTTCTTGGACTATACCCCATAAGTTCAGATGCTTCCCATAGTGTCTTTTCGCCATAGGCCCGTAATCGAAACAGTTTTTCTTCTCTGGAATCGAAGCCTGCTTCTTTTAAATAAAATTTTCTTTCATCTTCTGAAAAGTCTGTATAATTCATATTTCCACCGTCCTCCCTTACAAGTGGAATCAAACTGGAAGAATGCCTTTTAACATAAATCCGATAACTGCGCTGACAATTGCCGTAATAACACATACAATGATTGTATCATAGCGCTTTCCTGGAACTGCCATGAGAGTTTTTATATTGTTATTCATCTCATCTACAGTTGACTTGATATGGTTCAAGTCGTTTTCGCTTAATGCTGTTTTTCTTTCCAGTTCCCCGATGCGCTCATAAAACTCTTTATTGCGGTCGGATTGTCTTTCTTGCATCTTCCGAAGATTATCTTCTAATTCTGCTATGCGGTGTTCATTAAAACATTCGTGTTCACATCCCATCGCCAGTTCCTTTCTTCACTCCCTTAACATTTGCTTTTCCCTACTGAATATAAGCAACCCAGCGGCACTCCGGGAGGACAAAAATACTGTGCCACGTGACCCAACCATCTTATTAAATTAAACTTCCTGCAAATGGAAAAACGCCATGATTGATATATATTTCTGTTTCGGATTCCCAGTTTCGACTTACTGAATTTTCAGAGTGCGATTCTTGGAACTCGGCTCCCTGTTTCACAAGGAAATAGAGAGCCAGATCAAATATACAATCATAGCAATATTCCATATCGGTGTTGATTTTTTCCTCTGTATATCCAGACGGATAGTTGCGCTTCTTTTTAAATGAACGAATTGCACGTTTTACAGATAAAGAAATCATACCGTCAGTTTCCGCATCGTCGGATAGATACTCTTTCAGATCATTTACAAGCTGTTCGTTCATTTAAGATCACCTACCCTTGCTGAGATAAAATTTCCGAGATAATACCAGCCTTATTTGTAGATATGAGGGCATAGCCATTGTCACTTGCGAACTGTTTCAGTTGAACCACTGTCATGCTTGACAGCTCGCTTTCTGTATATTTGTGTTTTGAGGTATCGTCAACACTTGCTACAGATGGTGACTGGCTGTTCTCGTCAAGACTATGCCCGTTTATTCCCCCGCTTTGGTACCGATTACGATACCGCCATTAGCTTTTGCTGCTACTGGAACAAACATACCTGATGCTTTAGTCCAAACTGCAACTGGGTCTTGTGTAGCCCACATGGACAGTGTTACGAAGGAGCGATTTTCTTCCTGAATGAACTGTCTGTACTCAAGTTCCTCTGGTGTTACGCCCCAGAGTCCAGTACCAAATGAACCGTTCGGCTCTGCTTCATACAGAGTGAATACATCTTCTTTAAAGTATCTTCCTGTTTTGAGAGAACCATCCGCTTTTCTGAATCTGAATTTCTCGTCACAGCGATCAATTGTGATTCCGTATTCCTGCATAAGCAGATTAGCGAGTTCCTGTTTAGTCAGAAGACGTTTGTTAGCTGCTCCTAAAACTGCGGTCTGCATTGCAGTGTTATTTCTCATGTAGTTAATCATTTTAAGCGATGTCAGGGCTTTGTTTACCACAAATCCATTATCTTCTGCAATAGCGACCATCTTCTGGATATCACCCATGATATCTGCATCTGGTTTAGACCAGTCTGTCATTTCTACTTTTGCATCGGACGGAACACCATAATCAATGCTCATATCCACATTGTTTTCTTTAATTTTTACAACACCTGTGCTAAGAAATTGGCCTTTCATGACATTTGCTCTAGCAACAACTCCTTCAAACAGATTAGCTGCATCATCAAATACAAATTTCTTTAAATTCTCATCATCTGGCACACCATTTTCAATTGCCTGCTGTAATCTCTCAGACTGATTGATTTTTCTCTTGATGAAGAGCTTTTCAGTCAGAACTTTTTCGAATCCCGGTCTGGAGCCAATTTCCGCTTCGGTATCGAGAGCGTGAACGAATGCTACCTCCGGCAGTCTTTGTCCAGCCATAAGTCTGTAGTATTCGGCTTTCAGGAACTGGGTTTTGACATCCGGAAATATGGTGTCAAGAATGCCTGGTCTTTTTACACTGAAATCCTGAGAAAAGTTAAGTCTTTCTTCCTGTGTGATTGATTCTAAAATATTAAATGGCATCTGCTATACCTCCTTAAAATTCTGGGTCTGTAGTAGTCACAAAAACGATACCTGCTTTTTCAAGCTCCGTTTTTGCAGTAGTATCTACTGTTACCGGAAGTCTTTTTTCAAGAACACGTCCTGCAACAATTACGGAAATCGGTCGTTTTGTATCGTCTGTCATATCGACGTCTTCAAATACAATGCCTTTAGCACCAGTTGCGTTTGTCGGATATACAGAACCTGCTTTGATAATCTTCTTAGTTCCAACGGTTTCAGCATTTGTCTGTTCTGCTGTATAGGTTTTAAGAACCAGTCCTACCTCGGATTCGAGGATGTTAGGTGTGGATTCGTACTGCTCTGTTTTCATAAAAGCCATAATCTAAATCTCCTTTACTTAAATATTTACTGGGGCATTATCATCTGCCGGTTTATTTTCTGGACACATTTTTGCTGAGTACGCTTTTGCGTATTCAGATGCTTCGCTTTTCTTTTCTGGTTCTCCACCAGATTTACCGCCACCGGGATTAGGTGTATTTTCAAGTGCTTCTTTCTCCCAAGCTGCTTTTGCGGTATCAAGAGCGTTTTTATTTTCTACGGAAATTTCATCGACAAATGTCTGAGCTTCTTTGAGAGCATCCTCTGCGTTCATGTTAGAAAACGCTTTGATCGCTCCTGCATAGGCATCTCCTTTCATTCCTGCGTTTGCAAAAATAGAAGTAATTTTCCCTACGAGTGCTTCTTTTTGTGAAGTCGCAAGTGCAGATTCAAGGTCAGAAATTCTTTTTTCGTTTGCAGCTTTTTCTTTCTGACGTTCCAGTTCTGCTTTCTCAGCTTCAGTCATGTTCTGTTTTTTTAATTCTTCCAGTTCTTTTTCCAGTGCTTCTGCTTTATCAGCCTGCTCTTTTGCTTTCTGGGCTTTTGCTTTCTCTTTAGCCACATCAGAATTTGACTGATTCAGAAAAGAAGTAATCTGGTCATCGGTTGCATCTGGGAAAATCTTTTTAACATCTTCTCTTGTCATTGAAATCTCCTGTCACCAATACGCTTTTTTACGCTGTTCGCTCAGCTCAAGGTGTCTCCCATGATTACGCTATCGGGGTGCATATTTTTTAAATAAAAAGAGACGATTTTACTCGTCCCTAAATTAACTATATTGAATTGAACACCGGCAATTCACAATCTCGTCTGCCGAAGCTCCTAATGAGGTATCTTTGGGAAATTGTAGCAAGCTATCTCCAACCGAAAACGGCTCATCAATCGGGAGCGTGGTTCCTCCGACTTCAAGATGTGTCTTTCGTTCTCTTTTGTCTCCTACGTCAACCCATTTCTTCTTTGTCTTTCCTGCTTTTACAGCATTTGAATACTGTCTGTAATTCAGTATCGAATTAGCTTCGCATTCTGAAATAAACATTGCCCGGTCGTTTGACAGGTAATAATCATCAGTAATGCTTTTATCTTCGGAAGAAAATCTTTCAAATGTTGCATCAATAATTTGTTGTGTCACGCCAAGAGCATATTGCTTGATATATGTGTCTATAAGCGTATACGAAGCAATTACATCCAGATATTTGTCATAAAATTGAGTCTGGATATATTCTCGGTTTGTTTCTCCGCTTTCTATGGTTGTTTCTATCAGCGCCAAAATATAAAGGACAACTTCTTCCATTTGTTCGGAAAAAGCTATCCTTTCTTGCTTTTCTTTGTGTGATATCGACATTTTGCTGAAATATTCTTTATACGGTTCGCTTCTGCGATTACTGGGTCTGATATTCAATTCATCGTATGATGAAACATTCATTCTGTAATCACATCCTTGTTAAAGCCATTCAGCAAATCTTGCGCTTTCTGCAGCTCTGAGTCCGGGTCTGCCAATTCCGGGTAAATAGTTCCAAGATATGGTAAGCTCATTTCATATACTTTTTGCGGATCACTAAATAATCCGCAAGTAATCAGCGCAATAAGCGGATGAATTTTATTTTTGAACAGATAATCAAGCGCCTGTGCTTTAACAAGCATATTATCAGTCGGGTTTCTGGTGATTTTTACATCGAAATCTCTGGTTGAAATATTTACATCCATTGATGTTTTTCGAATAATATTCAAAATAATTCTGGCAGATGCCTTTTCAGCTTCTTTTGTGAACGCTTCTACTAATTTTGCGTCTCTCTCTGCGAAATCCCAACCATTCCTCAGATATACTGCATTACCAGTATCACCGCCTGTATTGCTCTGACGGTTTGGCATCGCTTCTACAATGAGCATATTGTTGTAAATATCATCTTTTGCAACCTGACTCTCTGACTGGTTTAGTTCAGCGGTCATTAAATCAACGTCTGATTGTGTTCCGTTTCCAACATCTTTTACTGATACCGCACCGAGTTTAACCATCTTTACAAACTCTGCTTCATCAATCTCACAGTTCTTAAATTTCATCAGGGCTTGCACGAACTGCTCAACACCATTCAGCCTGTCAGATTGATATTTGTTGATTGCATCATACATTGTGATCGCAATTTCAATGTCGGAAAGTCTGTCGTGATTATTTGGGTATTCAACAATTGGAATGCCACCAAAACCATTGATTCCGGATTCTGTCACCACTGCATTTTGTATTTTGAAATATTGTCTGGAAGAATAACACTGATAATATTGCTGATTGTCCTCGTCTTTTAAAATCTGGACGGAAAGCATCGGTTTGCCTGTGGCGTTTGAATAAACAATATATACATCCTGCGGTGATGGAATAAATATTCTAAAAGGCGGTAAATCTCCGTTTTCTGTCCATTCATCTTCTCTCAGAATTGCTTTATATGCAGTTCCTACCGCACTCTGGTATATTCCTAATTGAATGTTTCTGGCATCTGCATTAGCTTCATCCAGATAATCATTGAACCGGTCAACTTGTTCATTTATTTTTTCACTTGCTTTTTTCTTTTTGCAGACATACTGAATAGGTTCTCCGTATATCTGCCCTGCCTTGAATTTGACTGTTTCAAGGGCATGATTCTCAACAACTTTATTGTTGACCTCTGGGCGAACAAGTTTCTCACGATATAGAATCGGCTGGTCGCCTTTGTAATATCTGTATAGATAATCTATCAATGTTCTGTTCCTGTTGTGGATTCCAATTGTATCAGAAAGAACCTGTGCCACATTCTGGGGAGTAATCTGGTCTACGCCAGTATAGGCAATCTTTCTGCCAAACTCTCCTTGGCATAGGTCAACAAAGTTTATTTTGTTTCTCCCCACTGCCTGTCCTCCTATTTTTCTGCATGAAAAAAGCACCAAGGTTCGACCTCAGCGCTTATTTTACAGCTTATATTATATAATATATTATCAATATGATTCCATATGATTGCATACTATCTTTTGAATCCTTTTACTTTTTTGACTGATTCAATTGCTTTCAAATGGCAAGAACGGATGTGCTGAATTGAATATCCCATTTCGTCAGCTACTGTAACAAGACTTTTGTATTCCACATATTTTTTGTGCAGCAACTGAGAATATAGAGAATTATCAAGGCTATTAATGGTGCTTGATACTTCCTGCTGAATATCTGACATTTCGGAAATATCTTTAGCAATTTCTTGTTGCAGATCGGCAATCTTTACGATTGTATCGCCTACATGATCTTTTGTACCGGATGTTTGAACTTTTTCTCCGGTTGAAAAAGAAGATAAACTTGTAGCCAGCATTCTGAGCTGATATTCTTCAGAAATTTTGTTTTCGATTTTTCTCTTATAATCACGAACTTGTTCTAAATATTCTCTTGTGGTCATATTATCTCCTTCCCCAAAATGGATTGCGCATTGCAGTTGCTTTTCCGCCTAATGGATTCTGCACGTACTCTGCCATCATTGCCAAGCTGTCCGGGCCATCATCGTGAGCTACTTTTGCCCTTGTGGTATATGTGGTTACATTTGCCATAAATAATCCGTAGTCGGATTTTGGTTTATACTGGCTTGGATGCAAAAAATAAAAATGTTTTGATATGTAATCAGAATTTACAAGAATTTTTGTTTCTTTATTTGCTTGCGTAGGTCTTGTTTCGATATCCGCTCGGCATTTCCCTGAGATTATCTTTTGAATGTTGTGCGCAACACGATTTCCTACGTTATTTGACTCGAATCTGATTTTATGCGGATTGTGTTTTATCAAGATATCAGCAGTCTTTCTGTCCAGGATGTCGTAATCTGTGGTATCATCGAAAACAACGTCCGGGATAAAAAATTTATCCCCATATTGATATGCAATAGGTAATGATTCAAAATCTGTACCTTTATCTTTTGTATCGCATACTGCCCATATCGCATCTGCTTCTCTGTCTGGTATAATTGTGTATTCGTCCGTGCATCCATCGGGAACGTCTTCTTTGCCAAAGAAAAATCTTTTTAGCTTATCTGGCGGAAGCAATAATCCTTCACGTTCTACCGGTTGTTGCTGGTAAAGACAGTTATAAGAGATTTCGTCCATGGACTCTTTAGCATCGTTGAAATATTTCTCAGAGAACCCATTTACTGTGAATAAAAAATTGCTTTTGCCATTCTCATCAAGTGCCGGTACTGCTATGAACCTCGCTCTAGGGTTCCCGGCGTATAACTGCTGTAGCTTTCCGATAGGGTCATGCACTGACCATCTGGTAGCAATGTAAAACTCTTTGCACCCTTCAAGTCTACGGGAACGTAAGTCATTTACTACTTTTGTCCACAGGGTATCTAATCGGTTTTTGTTCAACGCTTCCTCAATACCAGACACAAGGTCATCGGCGGTAAGGAATCGGTTGCATCGGGTCGCACCAGTCAGAGAACCATCAATTGAACGGAACGTCCAAGTTTTAAAACGTCCATTTCTTTCAAGGTTTACTGTCGTTTCTTTTGCATTTGTTCCCTGAATTCCTACGTTAGGGAATATCTCATGCCACGTGTATTCCACGGGATCATTGATAATTTCCAGAACACCATCATAAAGGGAACGTGTCAGAATGCTACTGTGTGCCGAAGACAGGTTAAAGTCATTCGGGAACCATCCACCTACCAATGATAAAAAGAAATCTTCCAGAGTACTCTTTCCACAACCCGGAGGTACGCTTAATGCAAATATATCTAATTTGTCATCCATCAGGTCTTGTAGTGAACCTATGATGTTATGTTGTAAGAACACATTTCTTCGTGGTTCGTAGAATCGTTCTTTCGGGATTCGGTTCTTTTCAAGGTAAAGAAGTCCGCTGTCAACCTGATAGTTCTGTGATTCCATCAACAAATACTGCCAGTACAAATCGTCAAATGAACCACTTCCTGTAACTGCTGCCTTTTTCGCAGCTTTATTATGAGCGTACCGACTGACTTTCATTGCCATGTTCTGTGCATCTGGATTATCCTTGAAAGGAAGATCAATATTCATATTTAACAGCAGATCAAGGCAATCTTTCTGGTTTTGATATACCGTCATATCGTCATTGATGATTTGATTTAGGATTGCCCGATACCATTCAATCGAGCCTTCTGTGAATTTTTGCATAAAAATAGAGCCAGACCTCCTTTCTTCTTAGGATTTAGTCTGGCTCTCATGTGGCTCTTTGACTGTTTATTCTAACCAATCATTATCTAAGTAATAAAATCCAAAAACAACCGTTCCTGTCAAGATAGCCCATAAAACACGAAATAAAATTAACCATACTCCGGTTTCTAAGAGTTTTACTGTTTCTTCGATATTTTGGTTGTTGTAAAATTTAGTCTTATCACTGATTGTTTTGTCTTTTAGTGACGTAAAAATTGTTCCTTTGTACTTCGTTCCAACTCCGTAGTACTTGTATCTGATATAACTGGACTCTTTTACTGTATCAATGTACTCGTCATCTGGAAGAACAATTTTATTGCTTTTGAAATCAATTCCACAGAAATTTATCTTTTTAGCTTTCTTACTTTCTTTTCCTACATAATCCCATGTCCAATACGTTTCTGTGGTATAATAAGTTCTCTTTCCAGATTTATGTGCTACTCTTCTGGTGTGTCGCGTGTATTTTTCCTTTACTTTTTTAACATATATGTATTTGCCACCAATTTCCGGGTAAGTAACTGTATCTACAGCTTTTAATTCGCCATATACAAAAGCATTACCGACGTTAGTCTCCATTCCATACTGAAACAAATCTGTGGATTGAATTTTTACAGCTTTATTGTATTTATCATTTTGATTTATCTGCCAGTCAGATATTTTGGAAGAAATCACTGTTCCTATAAGAAGCATTACTGCAATGATTGAAATACTAGCAATAATTTCTCTCTTAGTAACCTCAAAACTTCCAAAATCCCAACCTCTTTTCGTCTTCATATCTCTATTCCTCAAACAGGTTCTGCGGTGCCGATTCTGGTGCGCCGAAATCAAGCAATTCAAATTCTTTTTTATCATATCCGAGCATATTTAAGAATGATCTCTGCGGAAATGCTTTCACATATTTTCGATATGCTTTGACTGATTTATTGTAATTCTCCCTGTATTCTGCAATAAGATTCTCTGTCAAGGAAAGTTCTGTCATAAGTTGCTTATAGTTATCAGAAGATTTCAACTCTGGGTACGCTTCACTCACAGCCGAAATTGCAGTAGTAACATTCTCAATATCATTCGAACCAGAAGTTCTTCCGGAAACAATAGCTTTTAATGTTTCACTTTCATGCTTATCGTATTGCTTCACACAATCTGCAAGATTATATACCAGATCAACTCTACGCTTCTCCTGTATCTTGATATCCGAAGATGCTGATTCCACCTGCTCTTCCAATGCTATCGCATGATTCTGGAAACTCTGCACTCCAAAGATTCCGAATATTGCAATTGCTATAACTCCTACAAGTGAAATTAATAATACTTTCCATGTGCTTTTCATGATTTATTCTCCTTTCGCTGGCCATTCAAAGCCAAAATCTGAACGTTTGATTTTACATCCGCCCGTTAGAAAGCATTTGATTCTTTTTTTATTCATACATTCACCATAAACTCTTTCTTACAGTTGCTTCCCTTGCACTTATACGGCATCCGATAAATTTTTGTAGTCGGGAAAATCTTTAAGGCTTTCTTTCCACAAAACGGGCAAATCACCCACTTTGTGCCATTTTCCATTTTAATTTGTGCTGTTCCATCCCATGGCTCTGGAGGATTCATATATTGGGAGAAGTCTACTCCCTCTGATTCAAGTGCTGTTTTGATACTCATTTACCGTTGTCCTTTCTGATCAATGTCAAAATCGTCAAATAATTGTCCCCGATGTAATCTGCTTTCCATGTTTTAGAAAGATTTCCCGTTTGGTTGTATATTACAGTCGTATTCCCTGCCAGAAGCAAGTGTCTGTCTGGATAGAACCTAGTCGGAATGTTCATTCGGTGGCATTCTCCCTCAAGATTGTACGTGGTGTCAAGAAAATCAATGTCCGAGCCTGTATAAATAATTCTCATCAGCTCAGTCCATGAATCTTTCTCAGATTCGCATATCGGTCAATCAGAACATCAAGCGCTGTATGCAACTGGTTAATCGTAATGCAATCCTCCTGATGCTGTCTGTGACATTTTGCGATTTCTACAGATTCGTCGTAAAATGGTGTATCTGCCTTTTCGTTCACCTGTCTTATTAACTTATTGTTATAAGCGAACATTTTATCCAGTTCAGCATAAAGCTCGTTGATTTTCTCATTTTTGTGTAAAATCTCATGCTGTTTTTTCTCACACACTGTCGACAGCCGAACAACTTCAATTTTGAGTTGATCTATGCTCCATTTTTCCAAATCTCCTATTTGCATCTGGTTCCCTCCCGCTAAATTTTTGTGAATATTTCCATATCGTAGTTATCGCGAATATAATTCACGCATTCAGACAGTTTTTCTCTAACAAATTGATCGTTTGCAATATCTGGATGTATGTTTAATATACAGCTATCCTTTTTACCGTCTTTCTGAAATTTCTTCCAGTCAAATGTCATTACGAACAACGGAATTGCTTTGAGATTTTTGGTCTTGTATCTTATGTATAGATTAAAAAATTTATTAAACATGGAAATCTCCCCTCTTTAATTACGCCGTCTTTTCAAATAAATCAAGAATAAACTCCCGTCCCATCTGTGTAATCCGTCTATGGTAGATCACTTTCCCAGAGTCCAGAACTTCCTGTTTGATTTCTTCATATCCGCAATTACTATACTGCGAGAACATCACCCACGTACCATTTACCTGATACTGTATCTTTTTCTCTGCCAGAATCCGATTTAGCTGTATTGCTGATTTCAGTCCCAGTTCTTTTGCAATCTCAGTAATAGTATATGTCTTATTTACGTGCATCAAAATAGCATTCTTTCTCTCGGCTTCCACTCTCGCAGCACGTTCTTCTTTCAGTTTGGTCAGAAGTTCGATGCCGAAATCTGGATTATTCAGAATATTATCAATGACATTGTCCGTGGCATATATGCCATGCTTACGGATAGTCTTCAGAATCTCTTTGACTTCTTTCTTGAACTGTTTGGCAATCGGCTTTCTGGACTGCATTAAGACTTCGTAGAGTCCGTTCTCGGTAAGGAACCATGTCCCATTCCCGCCGGTTCTATTTTCAAAGTAAACATTATTTACTTTGACTTTCTCATCCTCATCTACAGATTCAATCATTACTGATGGCTTGCTGTGTTCAATCCACTCCGCTACATCTTTTGCTAAGAATAGTGGTTCCTCTGCCGTTCCGTATACTCGAAACTGTTTTCCTAATACTTCCTGCTCATTCAATACTTTCAGTTCATTCATTTCTCTCTTTCCTCCCTGTGTTTCATCTGACATTCAATCATCTTCGCTATGTTCTCACGTTCCTGTCGTATCCCGTGCCCTTGACGAAATAATTCACATTCAATGATATTACCGCATCTGGAACACTCGTCTTTAATTTCTTTTCCTGCTATTTGCATTCCCATCCATCCTGTACCATTTTAGGCTTATATTCTTTTTCGGTATATCCTTCGCCGTTGCACAAATCACAAGTGACTTTTGTTTCTTCATACCTGTCGCGGCATTCCCAGTATTGCGCACGATTTATCATTTTTATAACAATTCCTTCTCCATAGCATTTCGGGCATCTATGGATTTTGTTTCCCTGTATTCGTTTTACAAGGTCATCAAGAGTTGTTTTTCCACCATAGTCATCTCTCAAACATATTGCTTCATGAATTTTCATTTTCTACATCCTCCCAAAATTCGCAAACACAATCTGGTTCCGTAAAATCAGCGCAGTGTTCACTGTCGCCGTTGAAACATACCCATGTAAAATCGTCATGTTTCTTACATGTTTTACAACACTTTTCTTTTTGCATAATTAACCTCAATTTAAAAAAGTCCAGTGTGCCGACTTGAACGGCATAAATCTCCCAACGAGAAACACTGGAACCGCACGAAGTAAAAGAAAAAGATTCCAATGATTGCAATTCATTGGAATCGGAAAGGTAGGAATCGAACCTGCGACACATAGCTTACAAGGCTATTGCTCTACCACTGAGCTACATTCCGTACCGCCTATAACGGCCAGACATTATCTGGGCTGAATTTCACCTCTTTTGTCATAGCGTAAATCCGCCTGAGACATAGACCACTTGTATGCAAACAGCTTAACTCTAAGCGGATTAAAGCGGAACGTCCGGAATCGAACCGGAGACTAGGTTACTCGTCCCTATCAGCTTTCCACTAGCTGCACATTCCACATAACCCGGAAACTCCGGGTTAGCAATATGTTTATCGTGTTATGCTTTCCACTAGGCTGTTTTATGCCGTGCCAGCCCCACGGAGTTGTTTTCGGATTTTGGAAAATACTTCCTGTGTTTGTCTCTTGAAAACTTCCTGTCCTCAACGTGCACATATTGACGACAATTTAACTCGGAGACTGTGCCGAACGGGGAATTATCTTCATCGAACAGGCTGTGCCGTTACACACCTTTCATGGAAATAATCCACATACACTCATTCAGCAGTTTTTTCTGTCCATTAAACGGATAGACAGCATATGGAAGAAATGGAAACTACAGGACTCGAACCTGTGACTTGTCGGTTATGAGCCGACCGTTCTGCCAGCTGAACTAAGTTTCCTGAGCAGAGGGCTGTTGCAGTTCAAGAACGGCTCTCTGCTGTTGCGGTTCTTTCCCTCGCAGCCGCAACAAAGGGATTGAGACTGTTGATTTCTGCGTTCTGCAGAATCCATCCGGGGCATTTGAAGCCCCTTTAATCATCCCCGTTGGGATAGATGGAACCAATTCGGAGGGGAACTATATCATGGCTAAACAATATAGTCCGACTGGGCTAGTGGGATTCGAACCAGCGAATGCAGCAGTCAAAGTGCTGAGCCTTACCGCTTGGCGATAGCCCATTGCTTGACCGGGAAAGTCCCGGCCTAGTGATAGTGATATATTTTATAAGATTTTAGAAAGCATCATGTCTATATTTGTATCGTTAAGTCCGCGCCAGTTACTTTGCAATGGGCGGGAAAAGTTGTATTCTCCATTGAGTTTCACCAACGCAGACCTAAGCTACTCTGGATGCCTCGACCTGTCAGATTCAAAGGCTTTCCCAAACCTGAGAACGACGGGCTTCTGCTTTTCTTGTATTTTCACCCGTTCAATCAGTATGGTGAACAGGGGAATTTGTATTGTGAATGCTAACCACATTGGGCTCTCCTTATAACCTAAAAATCACAACTGTATTAACCGCGAAACAAATTTCCATCAATATAAATACTGTCGATGCTATTGGATTGCTTTTCTTTTCAGCTTCATCCTGTGACATAAGGACTGCTAAAACCAATGTGAAAAATGCAATATCCAACATGGCTGCTACGAATTTTGCAAGAATCATTCTTTCTGTTCCTCTCCGATCATAAAACCAAGAATCTTACCGGCGGTTTCGTCTTCTGGCTCAAATGGTAAACCGCAGGTGCAATACTTCTCAATCGCTGTTTTAAGGCTTGCTTTGAAACCATTGTAAACTTCTCCGTGTGTCATAAGTTCGTTCCTTAAAATGGCTATCGCGTGCGTAATAGTTGTAGAATTAGTATTGCTCATTCTTCAAGTCCTCCATTTCTTTCACGCTAATCCCGACTATCCCGGCGCTATCTTTGCTGTCTGTGGCTTTAAAGTGCGCTTTAGGATGTTGTGGGTACATGAACTCAAACATAAGGTAATTTGCCGCATCCACAAGGTATTCTGTATTCCCGGTGGAATTGTATTTCTCAATGCATCGTTCCATGGACGGAAGCGCCTGTACATTCCCGGTTTTATAGTTCTTTCTGGCGGGTCCGTATTTATGATAACTTACCTCAACTCGATTCTTACGAAGTTCATCAAAGCGTTCACTGTATTCTTCTGACATATAAAAACCTCTTTTTTATTTTTTTGAGAAAAATTGAGTCGGCGTTTTGTCTACCTCTTTCGAAAATATTGTCCCAATGCTTCTCGGCAATGAGCTTTCGTTCTAGCTGGTACGGCATCCGGATTCTGATTGATTCGCCCTGAGGGTTATTCTTTTTCATAGGCAGCGTCCTCAGCTTACAATTTCAATAGGATATCCGAAATGTTTCTCTAATTCAGCTATTGTTATCTTACGCGGTTTCTTTATTTCAATATCAACACGCTGCACTGTTCCATTTTCGGTTTTTGCAATTCCCTTTCCAGTGTAGTTTTCGGTTTCTTCATTTGCGAAGACGCTTAAATGCTTATATCCATATGTTCTACACCATCTTGCAGCTAAGTCGGCAATTTTCCTTAAGTCTTCCCTTTCATCTCCAAATAATTCAGAATACCTAACTGCTTGTTCGAACTCGCTCGGTGTTATCTTCTCAGGAGATATAACCTGCTTGTATGGGCTTCCAACAAAACGGAAAAATCTACATGGTTCCATTGCTTTTTCACCTTTTGGTAAAGAAAAACCTTGTGCGACCGCTTTCTTTAATAAGTGTTCGGATTCGATATCATTTTCTGTAACAACAGATTTGTTTGTAAAATCAATCATTCACATTGTCCTCCAATAGTTTATATAAGGTACCTCTTGAAATCCCCATAATTTCTGCAAATTGGACTTTCGTAATCTCTCCATTCTGCCATCTGGTTTTGGTGCTTTTAAAAAGTTCCTTATCAATTTCTTTTTTGGCACGTCCTTTATACTTGCCCTGAGCTTTTGCGATTTCTATGCCCTCTCTCTGGCGCTGTCGAATGTTTTCACGTTCTCTTTGAGCCACATAAGAAAGAAGCTGAAGGACAATATCTGAAATTAACGTACCAGTTAAGTCTTTACTCTGGCAAGTATTAAGTAACGGCATGTCTTGTACGATAATGTCCGCGCCGATTTCTTTGGTAATCCTTCTCCATTCATTGATAATTTCTTCATAATTTCTTCCTAGCCGATCAATAGAATGAATCACCAGCACGTCACCTTTTTGTAACTCCGAAATCATTTTCTGATATTCGGGACGGTCAAAATCTTTACCAGATTTCTTATCCATGTAAATTTTGTCAACTCCATCCGTTTTCATGGCTTCAATCTGCCTTGCTTCATTCTGATCTACTGTTGATACTCTTACATAACCTATTTTCATATATACACGCCTCCGTTTCGTTATAAGTCAATTATACACTGTATCGTGTGTAATATCAAGCAGTTTATACACGTTTTAGTGAATTTTGATTGATTTTTTTAACGTATGCGTTTATTATGTGATTAGGAGGTGATATTTTGGTATCTCAAAAAATTAAGCAAATAATGAAAATGAAAAAAGTTACAAATGTTCAGGTAGCTGAATATCTTGGCACTTCTCCTCAAGCGCTGGCGAATAAATTCTCAAGAGAAACACTGTCCGCCAACGAGATGATTTCTATTTTAGAATTTCTCGGTTGCCGGATTGTTGTCGAAACAATCCCGGATGTTGTTGTGCAATTCAATACTGGTGATCTCAAAAGGGAACCGTAATGGTTCTCTTTTTTTATGCCTTAATTAGTTCCCGTCCTTGAAGCAACAGCTAAATTTTATTCTGCTCATATTTAAACTCTCCGCAGCGGAGAAATCAGGAGCTGTGCCCAATTTCTGGCAGAGAAACCATTAAGGCTTATGGCTTGTCGTGTTGCAACCACTATCTCTGCCGTGGGAAACTCTTTTTTATTTTTTGGAAAATTTTTAACTCAGGTTTTCAGTTATTAAATTGCGTATGATCTGAGAAATGCTTTGGCCAGTCTGAAAGGATTTCTTTTCAAGGCGTTTTCTCATGTCATCGTTAATTCTGATTCTTATTGACTCTCCCTTTGGGTCAGTCGTAGGTCTGCCATGTGGCATATTGTTCCTCCTTATTAATGTGGGACAAAATAGTGAGGTGACTTTGCTCGGGGTACTCACTCGGCGTGTGCTGGGGCTTATATACACCCCCTCCCCGGTATCCATTCCGGACGCTACCAGGGAAGCCCGCCGCCCCATGGGTTCCCGCTTCCCTGGCTTAACGCTGACCTTTAATGGCCTGCGGCAGTGGTCAAGGAAGCGTTGTAGGCGAAAATCTGTTGTGATATTGCACAAATATTTCTGTTTTTCGTTCTGTCTAAAAAGGGTACACCCTAAAAGAACATTGAATAATGCTATATATTGTGCATTCAAGCCAGAAGCGACAACATCTTGTTATAATTCCGGCTTTTCCATCTCTGGAAGCTCCAGCGCCGCTCTGTGTTTATCTGCGATCTGCTGCGCTGTTTGGTGTGGTATGCCGTCCTGCTGTGCTGTTTGAACTGGTGCTGTCTCTGCCATTCCATAAGCAGCTTTGGCAACAAATATTAAATTGGCATTTGTGCCGGGCTGATTGTTTAATCTGTTTACTGTACAATTCTTGCAGATATCGAACCATTTTTTAACCGTGTCGCCGTGTGATGTGCTTGCCCTGTACTGTCCATTAGACCATTTGGTAAACGTTCTACGCTCTATTCCTACCAAAAAGCTAAATACTTCTAACGTTGGTAACACTCCGTATTTAGTACATATTCTCACATATACACTAAATATATTATCTAATAATTCTATATCCTCTGTACCTGGTTTCGGTATTCTATCCGCAATATAAAAGATCATATCCACAAAACTATCAGCAACAACAGCTTTATATTCTTTCTGTGTATCAAATTCTTCTGGAGTTACTTGTAACACAGTGTTTATATATTCGTCCACAAGCCTGTATATATCATTCTCATATACTTCTATTCCCTGTTCTGTCACTGTTGTATTACTCTTTTTCACTGTATCACCTCCAAAAATTGAAATAAAAAAAGACGACAAAAACGCGTTTGCAGATACATTCTGGGACTTTTCTAAATCCCTTTCTTCTTTCCGTCTGCTACGGTTTTAATCGTCTTAAATAGTATTATTATTCTTATTGCCTTTCGGCTTATTCAATTGTTAATTCTGTTTTATCATACTTTTATATCACTGTCAACAGTCTATTTAATTTTATTTTTACTGTTACGTTACTCTTATTAACTCTATATATCTATACGGTACTGTATAGCATGTATATTAATAAACTCTAGGTTTCTAGAATCTTGGAGGGGATTATATAGACAGTTATTATATATTTATACACATTGTAATACTGTCATTTTCCGGCTATTAAACACAAAAAGCCAGACCTTCCGGCACCTTGTCCGGCGTGATCTGGCTGCTAAATTTTTATTCTTTTCGCGCTCTGGCTATCGCTCCCCTCCTGAGTTCCGTCGCCTGTCGTTATTTTTATTTTATCCACATCAGTTTTAAAAATCAAGCCTTAAAATAAAAAAATTTTGCTTGACAACTTCGGCGGTTTTGTGATAAATGTATTTTAACAGCTTCGGCGGTGGGGCTGTTTACCGGCTGAGTGCCGCGCCGTCGTTACGCCGCCAGAATAAGACAGCAAAAGCCCCGGGATTATCTCCCAGGGGCTTTTGCGTTTACGGAGCTAAATTTACATCATTCTCAAATATCACTCCCGTTTATACGCTGTTTATATTTTATATCATTGTTCGTAATTATGCAAGTTCTTCAATGTTTCCAGTTCGGAAATTTTCAAAAATTCCGTCACTTAACTGGCCGTTAAATTCACGTTCACATAATTCAGCGCTATCTCTTGTTATCCTGATAATCGAATAAAGATTTGAACCGGTTTTATCGGCATTCTCTATCTCGACAATTCTCACGCCGTCCTCTTTACTGCTCCAATCGTATTTTCTTGACGGCAAGAAGCTTTCTGATAACCAGTGGCCGCCGTACTTTCCATATACTTTCCATGATCTCGTAACTGCCATTTTTCCCTCCTGTCCGCCCCTGTCCGGGGCTATGCGGTTTTTTTTCTTGACTTTTCCGCGACTAAGAGATATACTTATTTTGTCACCTGTGATGGATGCTTTACAGGCGGGCTAAATAGCAATCCCCTTTTAGCTACGGATTGAAATAATTTTATTTACAGTATTTTTTTAAATAGAGCTTAACTAAAAGCTCTATTTTTGTGCATTTTTTCCGGCTCCATAGCATTCATAAAATGCATCTGTGAGCTGTGCTAGTTCTTCTGGTGAAAGCTTTTCTTGTAAGCTTTCCGGAATCCATTTATAGCAATTTGCAAATAAATCGCTACACTTTCCAATTCTGGAAAGTTTTTTGATTTCATGAAGCTTGTACATTTCTCCAAGCTCCTGTGTGGTGATCTCACCACTTTTCACGGCTTTCTTTCCGTCCTCTGTTAAAAACTGCATTGCTACTTCTTTTCTTACTGTTCCGATTCCCTGTATTTTCATTTTTATTCCTCCATATTTTTCCATGCAAGGTTTCCAGTTACTAGGGCGACCGCCCCGCCCGAATGGGCTTTTGAAATGGTTTTCTTTAACTGTCTTTATTATACATCTATGTGTGTTATATGTCAAGTGTATATGTGCGTTATTTCAATATTTTTTCAAGTCTTTCCAGTTCTGCAAGAACCGTATCACGAATAAAAGCACTATTACTTTTATTTAGATGTAGGTTTTCTATTCTCTCCTTTGTTTCCTTAGGAAAGACAATATTCAATCTATAATTGTTTTTCTCATAGTTTCTAACCGCTTTTCTCTGTGCATCAGTTGCCATTATTCACTGTTCCTCCTCTTCAATTTTTCTTCTATTATAATGTATGTGCGTTATATTGTCAATAGTTATATGTGCGTTATACATATTATACAGTTTTAAGCGTTTTATATGTGCGTTATTTATGCATTATACCATCTTGTATATGTGCGTTATATCTGGTATTATATAACCATCAGCAGAGAACAAGCAACCCAGACATAGAGCCGGGGGAACGGAGGAAAACATGATTAAATTTTTAGACTTATTCAACACAATGCACTGTGATTTCTTCGAAATCCAGAAAGGCAGAAAAAGCGAGCTTGTAGAATGGGAAATGAGCGGGAAAATGCTTCAGACCTGCAAAAAATATTTTGATGATCGAGTGATTGATTTCTATATCACAAGATCAAACAAGAATAATGAGTTAGGGCTTGTTATTAGACTGGAGGAAATAAAAAAATGAGATATAACATCTATCTGGGGCAGATTGAAAAGGCCCACACAAAAAGAAAATTGGTGAAGCTCCTGGACCTGATCGGGAACGACTTCTCCGGGATTAACTCCCGACAGTATGAGGAATTAAAATTCCTTATTCTTTATAAAATGTCAGCATGAAAAAGACCCCGAAAAGCTCCGGGGTCATAAATAAAAATTATTAAAATACCAGCAAAAATAAAATATCACAGAAAAGGAGAAAAATCAATGATTACAGGAAAAATGTTTACAGGCGAAACCGTTGTTTATGATCTTCCGAAAGAGATCAAAACCGCTGAGCAGTTCAATTCGCTTATTTACGGGTACAATGAAAACCCGGCGCACCGGGACGAACTGCAAGGGCAGCCGCTCTTGTTAGGGCTTAACGGCCCGATGTTTAACGGGTTCGGTGCTCTAAAGTCCACCGGCGAACAGGTTGCGATTATTCGATACGAAAAACCATCTAAATAAATTCCCTCCGGCGGCGGTCAAGCCGTAGCCCCAACGCAACCGCCGGATTTCAAAAAAATAAGAAAAGAGGTAAAAGGATATGAAAAAATTTGAAATCGGAAAAAGATACCATGAAAGCGGTTTGGTGTTTGAAATCGTAAATAAAACCGCTAAAACAATCACATACAAGGCAATCCAGCACGCCGGACGCGATAACGAACGCGTTGTTAAAGAAGGTCGCGCGAAGCTTTGTCAGTGGCCTGCCGGCGAGGTCTTCATGGACGGCCACGGCCGAACAATAGAATCATAACCAGGCTGGCAAGCGTACCGGGGAGCATTTCCCCGGCGGCCTTTTAAAATAAAATCAGGAGGATTAAAAACATGAAAAAATTAACATTAGTAGAATACGGATATACAGGAACAGGCTATAGAAACGGCTCAGACGTTCCAAATTGCAGAGTTCGCGCAGAATTTGATACATTGGACGGCCTGCACGTTATTGCGGATTTTGGAAGCTACCAGAGGCGCGACGCAAATAAAAAAGGCTGTCCAGTGGTACAGCCTAACGCCTTGCATATCGACGGAACGTATTACGACGCTGAAGGCTGCGGACGTTCTTATGAATACAGGCTTGCACAAAGGGGCTTTGACTTTACCCGCTTTGATTTCACAAAGTCCGGAATCTTGGCATTTGTGAATGAGGTAACCGGAGAAAACTATACGGAAACCGAGTTTATAAAAAGGATTTAGGCTTTTTAAATCAAATAAAACAATTTCGGGCGGGGCTTTCCCGCCTGTTTTTCAATCAGAAAGGAGTTTATATATGATAGACAGAATTGCAAAACCAACGTCTGAGCAGACCGTTGACGCCATTTTAAGCGGGGATTTTTCCATTGTTGATAAAATCGGAGCAGCTGCAAAAAGAGACGCTAAACAGGTCTTTGATACGGTTTCTTCCGGTGCTGTCCCGCTGGTCTGGTACGACTTACCGCCGGTGCGCTGCCAGTCTGGTGCGATGTCTGTTATGCGATACGCGCTGCATAAATCTACTAAAAAAACCGGGATATTTACAACTTTCCTGCATGGAGATAAAAGATGGTCGCATGATTCCAACATCTGACCGCCAGTATAATATTACTGACAGCGGTTTTTCTGAGTTTTTCCGGGACTTACCCCAAATCACGAATATAAATTACTTAGAGCAGTAAAGCGCTGCTCTTTTTCTGGTGTCTTGCATTTGCTCCGGGCGGCGGTGGTTCGTGACCTGTGCAGGACTTCTCCGGGGCTTGTGTCCCGGTGTGATGTGCATTGACAATTATATAGCTGTATCGGCTTCTATTTGATGTTTTAACGGCTTTTATCGTGATTCTGGTATATTTTATCACAAGTATATAAAACCGCCTTAAATCTTCAAATGTCGAATTAATAACAGGGATTGACGACAGAGCGCAACGGGGTTATTATTACTCTGTATAGTTGCGCGGACGCTTCGCCCGGTCTGGTCTTTATACTTCCAGACTGTGCGGGGCTATGCGGGCTTTGTTCGTGATTGCTCCGGCGGTCTTATTTCTGTACGCTTTTAGGCGTTTTTGCTTGGGCGGTTGTGTCCTAAATACTTCTGTAGCGCCGTATTTGGATTTTTGAGCGCGTTTTATGTGATTTCTGTATATTTTACCATAACTGTACAATAACGTTTTTAAACGCATTTTACAGCGTTATATTAGAATTGATTTTGACTCTGGCTGTGCCTGACACTGGCTCTGCGCTTTCGCAGTTGTTCCCGGTCCGCTCCCGGGTTATCCCCGGCGGGCTGTGTTATTTGACTCTGATTTTGTCAGATCGTGCCGGGCGGTGGGGTTTTCATGGGTTCACAGTGGCGGTCTGCCACTGATCGGCCGGAGGTTCCCGGGACGGTCCCGGGATGGGGCAAGAGCACCAAGGAAATGTACGACAAGTCAGAAGCAGTATCAAAACCGGTACGGTTTGAACTGGGGAAATCTGAAAAAAATCGCAGAAATCTGAAACTGATTCAGACCTGCGACTTTTTTATGTTTGTGCATTCTGCATATAATTTTCTATAACGTAGCTCGGCGTGATGTAAATTTTCACTTCATCACATTCAATTCATCTTTTCCAGTCATGTTTCTTCGTCCCATAATACTGAAAAGTCTGCTTCGGCGCTTCTTCTGCCGACCGGTTTCTTTGTTTCTTCGTTTTGCTGATCCGCTACTGACTGTTCCCATGGTCCTTCCTTTCTGAACATCTCCTTCATGTTCTGGCTACGTGAATTGAGGTTTATTATTGGCACATCCACATTGAGTTCGTCCGGTACGATGCCAACGATCACAACCTTTGTCGGCTCTATTGCGTCTAGCATTTCCTTGAAATTCTCACAAAATTCCAATCTGGCAGACTTAGACCGTACTCTCCCGTTGGTGCAACATGATACAGTGCTTCTGCGCGGCGTACCATCGAAAATCCAAGGCATTTCCTTTGGACTGATAACACATTTACCGATGGTATGATATTAACGCCTAAAATCGCAAAATAGAAGCCTAGAGCATGATTCCTGTATAGGTTGTATATATTTAGTGCCGTAGGCATCCCAGAAGCAATTGTGAAATCCGGACTGCAAACCGAATGGAAACATTTGAGATGTTCAACGTACTGGTCCGGCTGATTCCATACCTTCAGAAAACTTTTATCGTCAATATAAAAATTCACCGTCAGGTCCTTATGCCCTTTCAATGATCTGGATTTTGAAGAAACAAAATCTATACTTTTCTTCGGCGCCAGCTGTATCGGCGGAATAACCGGTATCTGGTACGGGCCATCCAATTCTGCTCCGGTTATCAGGTATTCTTTCATTACATCATATGCGGTATGTATCACAACATCACCTCCATACAACCATATTAACATAATTTTGGCAACAAAAAAAGACCGCATTTCTGCCGTCTACGATGGTTTTGCCTGTGTCTCACACACAAGTTTTCCTCCTATGGTTTTAATTCGAATATTTGTTCTGTTCCCTAGCCTGTTCCCTCGGCCATTTTACATACCCCTAAAAAGCACAAAAAACCTTGATTTTACAAGGTTTTCGTTAGCAGCCAGTACGGGAATCGAACGTATCTTTAAACTGCTATCTTTCCCATAAAATCAACATTTCTAACTTTTCCAGGGTGTTCCTTTTTGTTCCCTAGCTGTTCCCTCTTTGAAAAATGACCAAAAACTATCTCGATACTACCATAAATTCATCTATGCTGTCCATGATTTTTTGCTTTTTTTGAAGATTCTTTCGGTCTCGATGATAATAAGTTTCCGAGCATGAGATGTTAGAGTGACCCATTTGCGATATTACCATCTGATTATCTACGCTGTGGTCTAAGAGGATTGTACAATAGGTCTTTCGTATTTTGTGCGGTGATTTTTGAACGCAGCCAGTGTTCTTGCATACTGTCCGGAGCCGGTTCCTAAACGAATAAGTGTTCAATCGTTTCCCATCTTTGGAAAATATATATTCGCAGAACGCCGACATGTTTCTGAGCTTCTGCAATATCCATATACACCCCTGAGGAACCACTACATTTCTTACGCCTGCTTCGGTTTTCGGAAAGTCTTTGACTTCAAAAATTCCTTTATGATTCTCAAAGTGTCTTACTTCCGTTCTTCGGATTCTGATTATTCCGGTGTTCGAATCCCAATCTTCCCACTTTAAAGCACTTAATTCCCCAACTCTCAGACCGGTTACAAACATAAGCAATATTCCTAAATTTACCATGTTCTGGTTTTCTTTTAGGTATTCTACGATTCTTTTCATTTCCGCATCATTAAAAACTTCCTTAGAGTCTTCTTTGATGATTTTTTTGAAAGATTTATCTGTGACATCCAAGTCATAGAATAATTCCTGCACATTCCAGTCAATTAGTTTGTTGCGCTTCGCCCATTTTAGGGTACCTCTGGTAATTGTTTTGAGGTTACAAAAGGCTTTAGCAGTCAGATTGTGTTCACTGATCTGTTCTTCCAGGAAGTTACTAACATCTTCTGGTTCAATACTTCTAATTTTTTTCTCGCCAAGTATTCCGAAAAACCGGTTGAAATCCTGATGGTATCTCTGGTAGGTTTGCACAGATATTTTTTTCAAATCAAACTTACGCTGCGCCCAGTCTTCAAATATGCTCTTAATCTTTGGATTTTCAACCTTTTCCCTATGGGTTTTAACAATCAAATCTTCTAAATCCTGTTTAGACCTGCGTTTGAATACTTTTTTCTGTCCGGTTTCGTCATAAGTCATGCGGATTTTCCAATATCCGTCAGATGCTTTCCACATGCTGCCCCTGTATTCTTTTAAAATTTCTTCCCTTTTATTCATTTCAATTTGTTCTTGTATGTGAGACAAATTGATAATACCATTCTCAATTGCATATTTCAAGTCGTCATTATTCATAAAAATAAGGAGGAACCGGGATATCCTTTCGCTGGCCAGCGGTTCCTCGTTCCTCCTTTCTTTCACACATAATCGAAAATATTCATCTGTCCTTCCGGCATATCATCTTCGAGATTGAAGAATTTACAGGCAATGAAATTTCCATGCCAGTCCCGGTCACTGCCGTACATCAGACATTTCTCCTTCTTTCCATCCCTATAGAATCTACATTCAGAGCACTTATGCTGATACGCAGTTCCTCCGGAACGTCTGTACATTTCGCTTATTGTTCTCATCTATGCATCCCCTGTATCATTTCCGCTCTGATGTGCTGTGCCATATGCACCCGGACAGATTCTTCCGGAAACGGGATTTCAAGTGACCGCTCCAGAATCCTGTTTGTGATTCTCTCATCGTATTTCAATTCTGATATCTGACAGTTACTCGTGAATATAGTGATTTTCCTGTCAACATACCGCCCGTTAATAATGCTATAGAATCTTTCGTTAATCCATTCTTTTCCAGAATCAGCGCCGAAGTCGTCAATGATAAGGATTTCTGTTCTGGACAAATCCTCTATCAACTTTCCCTCCGTATTCCCTTTGTCTCCCCACGTATTCTTGATCTCATCAAGAATCCTGAGGGACGTGGTAAACTTGACCGGTTTCTGGTATTTCTTCATAATTTCATTCGCCAAGCTGCATACTGTTTTGGTTTTGCCGGAACCTTTTGCGTTTGAGAAAAGATATAGTCCTATTCCTTTCTTCTGCATATCAGGAAGATTTTTAAACCAGTAATTTACCGCCTGAGCCGCCTGAGAAAATACTTTTCGACTCTCAGCGTTCAAATATACACTTGACTTCAAATCATTGAAATCTGAGCCTTTAAACACGTTTGGAAGCTCTGCAAATTTCAATTGATTTTCAAGGATTATTCTTTTTCTGATTCCACAAGGGCATTCCTCACAATAAGGAATACCACTTGCGTCTCTTACCCATCTCCACCCGCTGTCCCCGCATTCAGGGCATTCAAGCGAACGGGGTGTCTGATTCTTCTCCGTTCCATTCTCCAAGCGGGATGATTGGTTCGACATTTCTTTGAGCTGCGCCAGTTCCATTTCGCATATCCTCCCTGTTATGGTATTTATTTTCGAGTATTTTTAAGAAGTTGTTTGGTTTCACAAACCATTCAAAGTTTATTGCAAAATCAGTTTTCTTTCCCATAAGGAAGTCACTGTTTTGTACATTGTTTAATGCTTCCATTACCTTGTCCATGCCGTATTCACGGATTCTTGCTTTCAACATCTGTGTTCTTCTTGCTGTCATTCTTGCAATTGGCTGAATGCCGAACTGCTGAAGCTTATTCCATTCATCAACTACTTTCTGCACATCACCGGGCTTGACTAAATCTTTTTCACAAGAAATTTGTTCTGGAATCTCTTCTTCCGACAATTCTTTCTGACGTTTTCTATGCTCGGCAACTCGTTTTCTTGTCTGCTCTCTGATTTTTTCAAGCCCATCAATGTTCTGATGTTCTTCCCATCCGGGAATTGAAAGCAATGTTCCGTCTCTGGTTATCATGCCGAACTTTTCAAGAATTGTGAGTGCAAGCTCGATTACACTCTCGTCAAAGTCCAGCTCGTCAGCTAGCATCTTGTTTGTATATGGAATATTCTCCGTTAGAAAGATAATCCCGTTTGAATTGCAGCGCCCCGCCATCGTCAATAACATCATCCAGATCAATACGATATTGTTCCCCTCTGGAAGTTTTCTGATATGCCGGATTTTCTTGTTGTCGAACATATCTATTTCTAATCGAATCCAACTCACCTTTGTCATTTAGCCACCTTCCCGTCTGGTAAGGACATTTCCGCCCTTACCGCATTGATTTTCGGATGAATTTCTCCATTAAAGAGTCCTTCCAGTTTTCTGTGTGCTTTTCACAGGTATCATCTTCCTCTATCAGGATGCCTTTGCGGTCACACAGCCCGTTGTCGTTTTCAATACAAGTTTTGCATGTTTTATCTGCCATTTTCCTCACCCCAATCTAATTTCTGTCCACACCTGTTACAATAATTATTCATGCCAATATATGCATGATGTACCATACTGGAATGAAACATATCTTCAGAGTTATCGCTGTTGCATTTAGAATCTACATCGTCATCCGAAAAACCAATAATATGCAGTCCACATGACGGACAGATGCAAGCATATAAATTAACATCGTAGCATTCGTCGTATCCTACAACCTCGTATCTCACTTTTCTGCGCATCTGCTTTTTTAACGCTTTAACTGCTAATTCTAATGCTTTACGATATTCAACAATTCCTGGAACATTTGTCCAAACCTTTTTAGCTAAGTCAATGCGTTCCCGTAAGTTTTCAATTGCTTCTTCTGGTTTCATGTTAATCCTCCTGATGATTATTTTTCTTGTGGAAATCGTAGTCAATAAACAATGTTTTCTTTTTGCCACATTTCTTACATACCAATTCGGTTTCCCCATCTCTACACCAATGCCATTGAATTTCGTAAATGTGCGGTTTGCAGAGACACTTGATTTTGCAACCATTCTTTCGCCATCTGTTGAATTTGTTGATTATTGTGCAGAATAATCCGTAAATAATAACAGCAACTACACACATTCCCACTGCCATAAAAATTTCTTTTATCACTTCAATCATTCTTCTTCATCTCCTCTCACAATTAGTCCTCCACAATACGGACAAAATGTATAATCCAGTCGATTAAGTGGTTTTCCACAGCTACACCATGCTTTTACAGGCCACGACTTATAGTAGTCTGGCATAGAGTTGAAGGCATTATCGCTCAGTACTTTCATTTTTACAATTTTCCCGTGCTTCGAATATTCTATTCTCGCATCCTCTTTCCCATCAGAATATCCATGGCTGTATGCACTGTTCAGCTGATATTCAATGGATTTGGCAGCGTTATCTAAATACTTATAAGCCATTCTTCATCTCCTCCAACTTCTTATCGGCTTCTTCGCGGGTGAGGAATATAGATTCTCCAAAATCACATTCTCTAAAGTATGCCACAATAAAACTATTCGTTACTTTTGCGTAAATTCTGAATTGTTCTCCAGACGCATAATAAGATACGCTTGATAAAAAAGATTCATATACTTCATATTCCGCATCTCCATCATATTCATCATAACCAAACACATTAATTGGCGATGTTACCACCCAAACCGTATCTCCAACCTTACACGGTAATCTCACAAACAAGCCCTGCTCTTCTGTTTCTTTATAAGATTTCAGTTCTTCTAACAGCTCCGCGACATCTTTCAGCCAATACAGCTCCCAGTCTTCGAAGCAACATCCATAAGTATTTTGATGATACGGGCAGCCAACCGCTTCATTCCCACTGATATAATCTCTTAAATCCTCACCAGTTCCACAGACAATGCGTTTATGCTTATCATGCATATGCATGAAGTTTTCGTGGTCTGCATAGCAATCGCCTACAGTATCCTGGCTGGCAACGCATTTAAGTGCCTTTATCATATCGTCAAGTGTTAATCTCTCCATCTGCTTCGCCTCCTGTAATTTTGCTAATACAAGTGTTCCAACCTCGAATCCATGCAAGACTAAATCTACTTCTCCAATATTCCTCTTCTTTCTCCTCCGGCAATGGCTTCAATGGACACCAGTCAGGAATCGTTTCTGCTTCTTTATCAAGTACACATTTTCCCACGATTGGGCAATAAATACAGGTTTCCAGAATATTACTGTGATTTCGCCCAATTAAGCAGGAAATGCAACCATGCTCCGGTGTATCTATCACTAACACTGATTTACTCATTTTCTTCACTTCCTCTCAACATCAGGCTCAAAGTGTTATATCCCGGGCAAGTTCTGACTCCGTTTCTTGTATCTCTTAACAATGCGCAATAAGGATATAACGCCATTACCTCATAGATGTGTTCTGTGGAATCTTCCCCACACTGGTCGATGTACTTGAAGCACTTTCCCGGTTTGAGGAAGTACCTTGCGCATACATACGCTTTTGTTCCGAATCTTACGCTTGCACTACTCATTTGTGTTCCTCCTGTGACTCACACCGCTCAAACTCGATCACCCAGACCCACGGATTCGCATCCCAGCCGTAACTGTCAAGATCAGATTTCTTGATGGTTGATTCCCATAGCCAAGCAAATTGCTCCTTTGCAATCCCGTACTCTGGGTCTACTTCTGTTCCATAATTTTTTTCACTGTATCCGATATCATCATAGAAAAGGTTTCCAACACCTTCATTTTCTGCCTCCTTTGGTGTTATATCCTGCAACCGCTCCACTCTCACATTCGTAACCTTCAGCCAGATTCTCGCCGCTTCTTTCGGCATGTGGATGGATGGACGCCACTTTACATCGTTATAATCAAGCAGACGTTTTTCTTCTCTGGATGTATTTTTATCTGCCTTATAGAAATACTTTTCTCCATCGAATCTTAAGCTCCATGTTTCCCGGACATACAGGATATCTCCCGGTTGATATGGTGGCTTTATACACTGCACCCCATAATGTGCCGTAGGCTGTGGCTTTACAATTCTTCGCGTACATGTCTTTCTTCCGTCCAGAATCGCTCGAACCATTTGGGTGTTAAATAAAATCGGTTTAGTTGCCATCTACTCCACCGCCCTTCACAATTTCTATCGCCCTGCTCAGTCCAGCATTGTATCCTTGATGTACGTCAGATAAGATACATTCTGATTCAACGAATTTATCTCTTTTCAATTCACTAATAACCTTGTCCACATCAAAAGCTGTCGGCTGCTCATCAATAACTGCACCTATTGCAAAATCCATATCCGAATTTCCAAGAGAGTCAATTATTTTGTCTGCATCAATCAGTCTGCTCATATTCTATTCTCCTAACTGTTTTAAAATTTCTTTTGCAATTTTATTACTTTCCTGCATGGAAATTCCCCATCCATTATATTTTCTGTGGCATTCATCACAGTTCCATTCACCATTATCACTTTCTTTAATTTCGCTATTGAATCTGCAATTATCGCAATACATATGATCGAGAGTGCCGTAAATGATGTTTGTAATATCGTCTTGTTTACTATTAGCATCGTCTACGTGCTTCTGCTTAGTTAAATATTCAAACGCTCTCAGCTCATTTTTCCCGACCCATTTAATCCATGCACCGCAATCCCCGCAATACAATCCCGTATTATTCCCAACTTTCTTGACAAAAAGGTTTTTACTATTGCACTTTGGACATTTATATTCTTTCATTTATTTTTCCTCCCACACTCCCAATAACCGCATTCTCTCATACAGTATAGCGACGGTCTTGCGCCTGTATCCGTAGAAGTCTTTCGGGTTCATCGGGATATATCTTTCTCTGCTGATTTTTCTGTAACTTTTCCGGTGTAGGATATTCTCGATAACCATATCCGCTATCACCGTGTTCTTCGGGCAAGCTGACAAGGCAGCACTGGAAAGCAGGTATCCGTACTCTGCCGGGAAGTCTTTCAGCATCGTATTCAGTTTTTCTATGTCCTCTGCCGGAATACCATAATCTTTCAGCTTTTTATTCCTTGTCAGCATACCGTTCTCCTTTCTAATCGTCTGGGTGGTGTTTGTCGTACATGATCGCCACACATACAAGACCAGCCACTCCGAATATGATTCCAAGTATAAGTCCTAATAAGAACGTAATCATGTCTCTTCCTCCTTAACGTAATCTTCGCAATCTTCTGCATATTCATAACTGTCCATATCATCACATTTGTACTGGCAGGAATCCTGCTTAGTACAGCAGATGCAGCACTCTGTTTCATCGTGCGGGCAGTCTAATTTACAATATCCCATTCAGCCCTCCTTATATGGTTCCGGAAGTGGCATCCAGGCTACAACATCTGTCCAATCAATTTTATTTTTGCAATTCGTACAATCTGCAAAAATCCATTCTTTTTCACGTATGTAATATGCCATCCAGCAAAATCTTCCATCAGTAACCAAATAGCATTCCTCATAAGGCATTTTGATCTCCGGCAATCTCTCACTTACCGGAATCCAGTTGGTAGACAAATGCTCAATAACTTTCTTCTGTTCCTCTTCTGTCTCACAATGTATTGTAATGTCATAGGTGTCATCGTATGTACTAAATGTGCCGTCTTCGTTCTGAACAAATTCCATTACATCACTCATGCTTCCACCTCCGAATCTTCTGGCATCTGAAAGACCACTGATTCTCTTATTAATTCCGTATAATCTTTTAGCACTTTAATTCCAGCAGCTACGCTTTCAGGAGTATCATAACTTCCCGTGTACGTCGCACCAGCTAATCCTGTACTGATGATTTTTGATGCTTCGAAATTCATATAAGCTTCCTGAATCATATCCAGTACTTTCATGGCTTTTGCTTTGGTGGAATATTCTCCGAGCAAGCAGCACCAACTCATATCTCTTCTTGCACTTATTACTCCACCCGAGACTTCGACATCGAATAAAAGTTCAAGTGTAGCTAAAACTTCCTTATTCTGACTTCTGATTAACATTTTGCGTCCTCCTTGTCTTTCTCACAGAATCCCCTGTGTTCATGCACTGAACACTTAATTACAGCATTACTGTATTTCATGTATGCGAGTTTTTCTCCTGTCAATTCGCATTTGTGTTTTCTTGCATTCAGATACTTGCAAGTTCCGTCACAGTAGCTCATTTTTTGTCCTCCTCTTATCTGCCAAATTCAATATTGTTGTCTGAATAGAATTTGTAAGCATCCACTCTGATTTTCTTAACTTTACTCATGATAATTTCTTTCGCTTTACTGACAGCTTCGTCAAAATCTTCTGTTTCAAGATCGTAGTTGTCAATGTTCAGTGTGCTGCTACTAAGAAACAGCGAATCTCCACAACCAACATATTTGTGAATAACGATTCCCAGAGAATTGCTTTTTAAAGAGAAAATACTTCCGGTTTTAAGTTCTTTGTTGTATTTTGCATTACTTTTGAATTTCATTTTGCGTCCTCCTTGTTTACTCTTTTATTCCATATTTCAACAGCTTCCTTCCAATCCCATGTGTCTGTGCAAAATGTTAATCCGCATTCACAGTGAATGGCTATTGGATTTCCCCCGCTGTCAGGATCGTAAAAAGACGGTGCCCAGTCTCTGTCTGGAATGTATACATTTTTCTCTGTATCTATCTCTTTTCCGCAAAACGGACAAGGTTTTAATTTTCCCATTTCCATCCTCACTTTCCCCATGTAAGCAACTGACATGCTATTGTGCAGTCCTCCATGATTTCTTAACCAAATGCTACCTGCCCATTATTCTGCACATAAATCATCGGTGCGGCTTTACGCTCTCCAACTTTCAGATACGGGCAATTAGCTTTCACAAGTGCTTCTGCCATAACCGGCACAACGCTGTTTCCAATTCTCGCTACTTGTTTTGCAATCGAGTAATTTCTCCATTTATAGTCCCGATCAATGATGTAATCTTTTGGAAATCCCTGCATCACCTTTAATTCTTCCGGCCTTAGCATTCTGAGAAAAATATCTGATATAATGTATTTCTCTCCATGAATATCAACCAGAACGTTTACCAGTCCGAACCTGTCTTTTGTGGTAATGGTTCCAAGCGGCTCGTTAAGCACCTGTCCGCATCCTGTTCCATAATATTTAACCCCAAAAGCGGATATCACGCCGAAGTGCCCGGGTGATGTGGTTATTGTATGTATTGGTGCGTCACATCCTTGACCGATTCCGGTTTTGTAATATTTCGTAATAAAAGCTGTCACAAGTCCGTATCTGTTTGAGGTATCAATGGTTTTTATCGGTTCAGTCAGCAATTGCCCTCTGGAATCGCCTTGCCTGGTTTCTCCATGATATTTGATAAATGCCAGTGCATCTTTATTCCGTACAATATACGGATCTGGATTATCAACGATGTATTTCTTGATTCCATTTGCAATGCGCTTCTGTGTTGCTTCTGCCAGTGGTTTCGGGCGGTCAAATATACTTTTACCTAAGTCTGACCAATCAATGTAATCTCCACACTGCTCATATGGTTTCAGACCATCTGTCCCTAAGCGATTATGCGTAGGCTTTGGCCATACTATCTGCTTTCCATCCCTACGAAACACCGCATACCAACGCTTTCTTGTAGTCGGTGCTCCATAATTCGCAGCTACGAGTTCCCGACTATCAAATTCATATCCAATGTTTACCATTGCTGAAATAAATTTTCGATAATCTTCACCGGCTCTTTCCTTGATCGGATGTCCTTCCTCGTCCAATGGTCCCCATTGCTGAATTTCTTCTACATTCTCCATAATGATTACATCTGGGAGAATCGCCTTTGCGTGCTTATATACAGCCCACGGAAGAATGCGAAGCCCCTGCTTTCTCGGCTGACCGCCTTTTGCTTTTGAATGGCTTGTGCAGTCTGGAGAAGCCCACATCAACGCTACGTGCTGGTTTCCGACATATTTCTGCAAATCTACTTTGAAAATATCCTCTGTCAGATGCAGTGTTTCAGGGTGATTCGTCTTGTGCATCAGAATAGCGTCGGGGTCGTGGTTGATTGCTATGTCTACTGGTCTGCCGAGTGCCATCTCAATTCCTACTGAAGCGCCACCTCCGCCTCAGCCTGCGAAACAATCAATTATTAACTGTTTCTGCATCTGGCATCACCTCGCTTTCTCCAAACCCAAATTCCTTGTTAATATCAAAAGAATCAAATTCAATCTGCAAACCCATTTCTTCTTTAATTTCCTTGTATGCTGCTTCAACACCGACTTCCTCAACATATCTTTCAGCTTCGGTAATCTTATCAATGAAATTCTGGTTTGCTTTCTTGAATCCCCATGCTTTCTTGATTGCGATAACAGAAATTAAAATATTTGCCACAGCAATATAATCTTCTGCTTTCCACAGCTTTTCCTGTGATTCTTTGATAAGCTGCTCTTTGATTTCCTGTTCTCTGGCGTTCAAATATGCTTTAAGAGATTCAATTCTTACGCCGGTCTGTCTGGATATCTGTTCCATTGTAAAATTGGTTACATTAAGTGGCGCCGGGATTGAGTTCTTTTGGATTTTTGGCTTTTTGATCTTCAATTTTCCCATCCAACAGCCCTCCTTATTTTGCCTGCCAGAGCATCAAACTCCATCAGCATTTTCATATCGTTTTTATTTGATTTGCAGATTGTGTCCCGCCCATCGTACACAATCGCATATCTTTCATCGAGCAGACAGGCTGAATAAACTGCTCTTGATACCTGGCTTCTTGTTTTTCCTGTCAGCTCTGAAATCTGATCAATGGTCATTTCTCCAATATATTTCATTCCGTCATATACGTCATACAGCTTCATGTTTCTTTACTCCTACCAAATCATATGTCCTGTGCGAACCAGTTCCGTGAAATACGATCAATCCATCGTCCTCAAACTGTCTCAGATGCCTTTGAACGGCTGTCATGCTAATTTCCAGTTCATCAGATATAATTCTTGTCGGCGGTGTGCCTTTATGTGATTTTGAGTATTTTAAAATAAAATAATAAATATCCCGGCGATTCTGCTTCCATTCCATATGTTTCCGATGTCTAAAATTATCCATTTTTATGATTCCTTTTCATATGTTTTTTCATCAATCAAATTTTGAAACTTTTCAAAAGCCCGGATTGATACTTTGTTACCCTGCTTCTCTGGTTTCAGCGAAACTTGCAAGTGCGTGTCTATGATATGTGACAGCTCTCTGGCAAGAGTTTTCTTCCCCTGCTGTATGCCTTGCATATATGTCTTTGGCGGTTTATACTCAGCAATTTTTTCTTTTCCTTCGTTTTGCCCACCTCCAGTTTTGTTCTTGACAATCCAACCAGAATCAATAGCCTTTCGGATATACTCTTTTTCTTTGTTGTCCAATTCAGATATCGGGCAATGAATGAAATCAATTTTATACCCTCCCTTATTGTCTGCTGAATATAGTCCATGCTTTTTAAGTGAAAGATCAATATGCTGCTTATACCCAGACATATGTTGGGAAAGCCTTGTCAATATTCCTTGTTTCGTTTGCCCGATGTATCCGTGAATTTCTGTCCGCCATAATATATATATGCCATTTTCATCATCTAGGTTTGGATTTACTTTTAATAATCTTTTTTTATTGCTTTTGTCTATTGATTTGATTCGTGCGATATTCTTGTAATTCTTCATTACTCACTACCTTAATTTTAAGATCAGGATATTTTGCGTTTTTTCCACCTTTCGAGTATCTTATTAAATTCCAATATCCTACATTATATTTTCTTGCCATATTCGCTACAGTCCCGATTTCTCCGTTGATTTTAACAAATCTATTATTTCTTTTGTTGTTCCCTTGAGTGTATCTATCAACCCACCTACAGTTGTTTGGAGAATACCCCATATTATTATCCATTCGGTCTAACGTCAATCCATCTTTATAGCCTGATTTACAAGCCCATCTACAAAAATTTTCAAACCCATCTTTTCCATTCCATTCATCGCATAATTTTATTCCCCTTCCTCCATAATTGTTATAATTTCGACCCTTCACACGATAACATCTATTTTTCATGTTATTATATGTATATTGAAGTTTTGTGTTAGCAAGCCCATTTTTGTAGTTTAATTTTGATATGCGTTCTATGCTTAAACACCCGCATGATTTTGTATGTCCATCTCTCAAATGTGTTCCGTCAACTACAACGATGTTTCCGCAATCGCATATACACTTCCACATTGTACGTCTTCTTGATTTTTGCCCTGCATATTCAATAACAGTTAATTTCCCAAACTTTTTTCCCTTCATTTCTATTTTATAACTCAATCATTGCCACCATCCCAAATCTAATCTATGACCCACCCGGCATCACTCCTTTTCAATCGTAATTTCAGCATTTCTTAATCTGTTTCCGTCATTAATAAGTTCTTCTTCTGTCCACTGTTTCATTTTGTTTCCTCCCTGTATGGTTCGTGAATCTCAATTTAACTATTCTTGCAAAAATCGCATTCAGTATTGCATTTTTTCCACTCATCTGAATATTCTTCGTACCCATCCGTTCCATTCAAATACTTGTACGCAAGCACATTCATACATCTTTCGCAGGCCGTAGAATAAACAACGAGTGCTTCCTGTAGTGTATAATCTCCGCTGTTTACCATTGCCATTATGACATCTTGATTTCCACCTCCAATACTTGTATGTAAGTCAATAAGTGGTGTAGTACCCGTTCCATAATCCCATTTTCTTCCCCATGGTTGCCACCACTTTCTTGTTTGGCTACACCCGCAATTAGTGCATATATGGCCTTTTAATCCCCTTATCAGACCTGTATCCTTTTTCCAATATTTCCGTTTGTGCTTGCACGCTTCTTTCTCAGCTTTGCCATGCACTACATAAACGTGTTCTGTTATTTCTAACGGAAAGCAGGAATGGTACGTTCTCGCTCCTTCTGGTGCTTCACATGCCAAATCATCTTCTGGCTTAATTAAATTTCCGTTTTCATCCTCATACCAAATTCCCAACTTTAATTTTGATTTATCAATTTCCATTTTTTCTCCTTTCAAAACGGGCATAAATTCAAATCAACATCCAGTCCCGGTCTTGCAATCTGCACCAGAACATCATCTCCTGCAACGTCCTGTATCTCTTTCTGCGTCACTTCCGGATTTCCCCATCCCTCTGACAGGTGACACAGCGTTATAGTCCTGAGCGAAGCGGTCTTGTTCACTCGAATAATCTCTTTTACAGTAGATAAACTGCTGTGCCCCCGGATAGAGTGTTCATACTTAAACGAATCCTGCTCCGGCGATTCATCCAGATGATTGCATTCTATAAGGAAGTGATTTATTCTCATGCTCTTGAATGTGAACGGCAAATATGAGAAGTCTGTCGCATATATCAGCCGTCCGCATTCTTCGTGAGATATCAGGTATGCAAAGTTTGGTGTATTGTCGTGCGGGACATAGAACGGCGTTACCCGGAATGAACCTATGTCCTTTGGTTTCTTTTCTGGCAATCCGATCATCAGCTCACCAGAGATTGCGTTTACACTCTCAACTGTCTCGTCGTTAGTGTAAATTTGAATGCCTGCGTTCAATATTTCTTTGTACGACTTCTTATGGTCACCTTAATCAACCATGTTCATGACTTATTAAACACCCCGAAACGTCCGATATCCTATAAGAAATTCCTTTCAGGATTTCCGAGTATCTACATCCGCAATCCAAAAGTACGATTTCGCCGGATTCGGATTTAAGCGCATAGCAGTTTCCAGGCTGACTGCCTGTGTTTATCACTCTCATGAACATTTTGAATCACCTCGCTTTCTGTACATTGCATTTATGCTTCTAAGATAGCATCAGCTTCGCCTATGGTTTTCTCTAAATCGGAATAGGCATATGGGATATCATTTCCGTTTATGCTCTCTAACTCTGAATAGCTTACTTTGTACATACTGTCTCGTATTAATTTGAGTTGCTTCAACGGAAGTTCAATGGTTATTATCTGCTCCCAGTCTTTCTTACTGTCTACTCTCTTCATACTTCACCATCCTTTGGAAAGCTGAATATCCCATCACCTCTGCTTACAATGAATTTTTCGTCAAGCGCATCCAATACGCTCAGTAACTTATCCTGTGTCGAGTACATTGCCATCACATATGGACTCTGCTGTATTCCTCCGGTAAATACCGCCTGTATGTAGTTGTCTGAAACAAGCAACGCTGTCATTTCATACGGAAGATTTATCTTTCCGTTCTGCGATATAATCCTCATAGTTCTCACCTCGTTTCTCGAAATAGTCTTTTACCGACTCATAGTACGGGCAGTTTTCACACCGCCCGATCTGAGTCATACCGTGACCGAACTTACCGCAGTCACATCGGTCGAAATTGATGCAGTCGAAGTACATCATATGCGATCACATCTCTTCTGGCTTCATAAAATCTGGGATGCTTGATTCCTGTCCTGCTGCCGGAACTGGTTCTTTCTCGGCAGTCTTTACGACTTCTGCGACTGTTGACTGTTTAGGCTGTTCTTCGATTGCTGCCGGCTCGTCTGGGATAAATTCTTCAGCATTGGCGTTCTGCTCGATTTCATAAGCAACTTCATGTTCAATAATGTCCTGCTTTGGAATTTCTTCTGTGGCTTCCTCAACTTCCTGAATGAAAACATCACCATGACTATTGATAATCTGCTTTAATGCACGATTGATAATTGTTTTCTTTGCCATCTGGTCAGTAAATTTCTGATGTGTTCCATTTCCGTTTTCCTTGTAACCATAGCCCTGTGACCAAGCCTGTTTGATCTGTTTTATGTTCATTACTTCCAGATGCTTTGTTCCATCTTCCATCAGAACTACTGCATACGCCCCAAGAATCTTATCGTTGTCAATGTTCATAAAATCCTGTTCATGAGAATCCAGAACCTTGTTTCCATCTTCGATATGATATTTGAACTTATCACCATCGTAGATGATCTCGGCATGGATATCTTTCATTCCATATCTTCTGGCGATTGTAATGTTTCCGAAGTAAGACCTCTGGAACTGACACTGATTGCCATAACTAATGAAATAGCCCTGTTTTTTCTGAACTGACAAACCAAGAGTTGCCATATTCATAAGACTGTTTGCTATGCTAGTAGATGTGCAAGATTCCAAAACTGGTTTATTGTTTCTATCTTTTGTTTCTTTCAAAACCAGATAAGCTCCCATAAGTGCATTGCTGAGGTTATAGTCTTTCGGAAAAGAAAGACCATATTTGCATTTTTCTTCAAGCTGTTTGGTCAGTCCATCAATGAACGAATTATTGATTACAACTGCTGCCTGCTGTTCTCCTGCTGTTGCTAACTGTGTTTTGTTTGCCATAACAATTCTCCTTTTCTATTATTCGCAATAAGTTCTATTGCAAAATGGACATCCTGTAATTAATTCCTTTGATGCTCTCTCAACAGAAATTCCATTCCACTCTTTTCCGCTTCTTGTTCGTCCTTTTTCAGAATAGATATTCTGTCCGCAACTGAAACATTTTCCACTATGCGGTGCAAAATGCGGATAACCTTTTTCTGTGCAATATTTTTCCTGTGCTTTTGTTGCTTTTGAAATGTCATAAGTTTCTGCCATTTTTATTCTCCTTTTCTGATAATTATTAAACTTCCGTTACCGTCATATCCCCCTCAGCAACTTTCAAGAAAATCAACTGCGCATCTGCCTTAATTCCTGCCAGACTGCTGTTGTCCAGTTCTGCTGCACAGTCTACGAATATCGGATAATTCACGCCGTAAAACTTCTGCAAACCGTCCATGATGGCAATTTTCCCTTTCATCATAAGAGCTGTATTGGCATTCCCGATTAATTTCTTCCAGTTACCGTCCTTGTCCTGCACGTACCAGATACACGCATCTACAACTTCGCCGTTTTTCTGCGTATCGAACAGTTTTACCTTAACCCCGTCAAAATACTGGTTTACCGCATCTTCAAGGGCTGTGTTCTTCGCCATGCTCAGTGATTTTAATTCGTCCAGAATCATCTGTGCGTCAGCTTTATTCTGTGCGTACTGTTTCTGGTTTTCCTGAAGTTTCTCAATCTGCTCGTCAATTCGGACATTGTTGTTGGCTTCTCCGATTCTCTGATTAACTGCTGCCAATTCCTGTTTCTTGCCGGATAACTGTTCCAAAAGCTGCTTCTTCACTTCTTCGCCATCGTCCAGAGAATTAAGTTCCTGCTCTTTCTCTTTGATTGTTGTAAGAATCTGCTGATATTCGGCATTCCCTGAGAAGTCCGGGGCTTCTGGTATGGATTCCACATTCTTGTTTCCTGCATCCAAAGAAGCTATGATCTTCTCTAATTCATCTGTCAGTTTGGAAATCTCAGATGTGAGAGTTTCTTCCTGCTTATGTGCTTCTTTCATGTCGGCAGACGCTTTGTTGCCAGCCTGAATAACTTCATCAAGTTTGCGTTTCTTGTCCTGTTCCCATTCTTCCTTGGCTTTTAACTGCTGATTGATTCTTTCCTGCTTCTTCTGCTCGAATCTGCTCTTTAACTGTTCAATCTGCTCAGGTGGAAGATTCTGACCGCAAGTCGGGCAAATGGCCTCTGCATCATTGAATGTCTCAGATTCAATATTTTCCAGAACTGTGTTGTCCCATTCTGCATCCTTGATTTTAGGATATTGCGTTCTGGCATTCTGTAATTTTTCAAGTAGCTCTTTCTTGCGTGTTCTCAGGCTTTCCAGAGTAGAAGTCTTTCTGTTTAATTCGGTTGCTTTCAGATTCCTTTCTGACTCCAACTCATTGATTTTAATTTGAATTGCAGTTTTTTTCGTTGAGACTTCTTCATATGCTTTTGACTCGAAAAAATATTTCCGAACGCCTAATCCTGAAAGTTCCTCTCTGAGCTTTTTAATACGCTCGTTTCCCGCCTGTGCAATCTGCTTTTCAAGGTCAGAAATCTTTTCCTGCAAGGCATTTTTCTGCAATTCCAGTTCCGCGACATCAGCATCAACTTTTGAATGTTCCATACCGATGATCTGGTTTGGAATAGCTTTTAACTGTTCCTCTGCTTTTTTCAGTGTTGCACTGTTCATGGCTTTGATTTCATCTGCCTTGTAGGTTTCCAGAAGAGGTACTAACTCGGCACAATCTGGAACCGTCTTGGCAATCTCTAAATCTGATTTCCCGGCACCATCTGACATAGAAAACAGAATCTTTCTGGCATCTGCATCTTTCAGGTCTTTGAAGATTTCCATATGAGACAGCATAAGGAAATTATCAAAGTCAAACCCTCGTTCTTTCAGATCGGCTTTAAAATCTCTTTCGGCTTTCGGAACACCGTTGATTTCGTATTTGTTGGATAATGCAACCTTGCCCGGCTTCCCGTCCTTTGGTTTGCTTTCTGTGCGTTTCTGGAACTTTGCTACGCTTACCGGCTTCCCATCAATTACAAGGTCAATATCGACTCTTGGCAGACATTCTCTACCATCATCAGGTCTGATATCCGGGTTGCTCTTTAAACTGTAGTCCTTGTCACAGAACACCCACATGAAAGCATCTGCCAGTGTAGTTTTTCCACATCCGTTCTTCCCGGAAACTACTGTTCTGTGTCCAAACTCTATTTTCTTTTCCGGCTGACCTTTAAAATCGGTCAATCTAATCTCTCTTACTTCGATTTTTTTCATATTACAAAATCTCCAATCTCTTTACCGATACCTCTAATGCTGTTACCCATTCTTGACTCTGATCAGACCAGAGTTCCCGGCTCTGGAATCTTCCGAAGAGTTTGATTTTCGTTCCCTTTTTTAGATTCTCTACGGCATCTGCGTTTTCTTCCCAACACAAACAACTGATTGCGTCTGATCTGGTATATCCGGCTTTCTTCTTTCTGTTTACCGCCAGAAGTATTCTTGCCAACTTTCTGTCATTGTTCGCACCAATCATCTTTATTGTTGGCTTTTTAATCAGATATCCGGTCAGGTAAACTTCGTTTGCATCATGTTCTTCCAATCTTTCAAGATACTGAATGTTCGTTGCTCTTACATACGCTGTAAGGCTTTTCTTACCATCTTCCCGGACTGTACGGCTTCGCATTTCACCATATACGCTGGCAATTAGCTCTGTTTCTCTTGAAATCATATATTCCGGCACAATAATCGGAAGAATGTCATAAGATGTGCTCTTTCTGAATATTGTCATTCTTCCCTCATACATCTTGGTTCCGCCGTATTCTTCATGTGAGAACACGAACCCTGCCGGAATGTCACCAGATAAAAGTACCTGGTTCTCATCTCGCATCTTCATGTTGTGTATCACCCTCTTTCAAAATCTTTGTCAGCATCAAACCGAGTGTTACGACTGTTTCTCTGAGATTCTTGTTTTCGGCTTTAAGTTTCTTTCTTTCTTTCTCAAGGTCGGAAATGATCTCACTTGCAAGTGTTGATGTTTCTGTGTTCTGGATGTGTGTTTTTGACATAAAAAATGCCCTCCTAATTATTTATTTGATAAATACAGGAAGGTGTGTTATACTTGTCCTGTATTTAACTTACCTAAACTAAGTTAGATACGTGGCTCCATGCGGTATGTCGGTACCTGTGGAGCCAAACCTTTACTCTTCTGCAATAAATTCTCCATTTACAAGTTTATAAAATGTATCAGGTTTTATCTTTGCTCCGTCTACTTTCGCAGACTTCACATCTACAATATGGTATGTTTCGTCTTCAAATTCCTTCCATTCAGCAATTACAATAAAGCATCCAATAGACCCTTTTGCTTTGGAATTGCGTCCAATTGCCATTGCAACGCTCTCTTTTCCTTCTACGGTTGCCGCTGACCAGTCTCCGGTGTTGGTTGCCGCTGACCGGATTCCGGTGTTGGTTGCCGCTGACCAGTTTCCGGTGTTGGTTGCCGCT